GTGCAGTATCTGAAGCAGCTACACCCCTTCATTGGCTCGATACCTCTCATCCATATCGACGACGAAGCGCTTGAGCCGTTTATCAAGCACAAGCTGGAAGTGGACGGTGTATCAGCTAGGACGGTGAACATCACGCTCGAGCGGGTGATCAGGATCTTGAACCTGTGTGCTCGCAAGTGGCGGGATGAAGAGAAGCGGCCATGGCTGGATGCCGTGCCCATGATCAAGAAGCTGGACGAGGCTAAGGCGGCACGCAAGCCCTGCCCGCTTTCATGGGTGGAACAGTCGATTCTCTTCGCTGAACTGACCGACCATCTGCGGCGCATGGCCTTGTACAAGGTCAATACCGGCTGCCGGGAGCAGGAAGTGTGCAAGCTGAGGTGGGAATGGGAAATCAAGGTGCCAGAGATTGGAGCCAGCGTGTTTCTGATTCCGGCCGGCTTTGGTGGGGGGCATGAAAAGGCGGGAGTGAAAAACGGTGATGAGCGATTGGTGGTGCTCAACTCTGTAGCGATGTTGGTCATTGATGGGCAGCGCGGTCTGCATCCAGTCTGGGTGTTCCCTTATGGGGTATTAGACGGACAAGGACCTACCGCAGTACACCGAATGAATGACAGCGCATGGAAGAAGGCCAGGGTCAGAGCAGCTGACAAGTGGGAGCAAATACACAAGACCAGTGCTCACCCTGGGTTTCGGTCAATCCGCGTGCATGACCTTAAACATTCGTTTGGCAGACGATTTAGGGCAGCAGGCGTAACCGAAGAAGATCGCAAGGCACTATTGCCACAAGAACGGCAGCATCATCAGTCACTATTCCGGCGCGGAACTAGGACAACTGATTGACGCAGCCAACAAGGTATCGGCAACCGACTCACGCGGACCGGTCCTTACGATTTTGAAGAGGAAGCAGGCATGAAATCATGAGAAGTCACGCAAAAGTCACGCACACAAAAAAGGCCAGTCATCTCTAACTGGCCTCTAATGCTGATGTTCATTGGTCGGGACGGAGTGATTCGAACACTCGACCCCTTGCACCCCATGCACGCAGGAGCAAGGAAACCAACGTAATATCAGGCGTTTAGGCCGATTCTCGCTGCAATCGATGAATAACCAAGCCTAACGTTAAATTACGAATCCCTGAAAAAGTCCCTATGGCTTTTTTGTGCCCTCCCCCGAAAAAGTCACTCATCTCTAGCCACCCTTCCTCTTTCCGACTACTGTATGCATCCTCAGTAGAACGGACCCTCTTATGAGCACCTCAATTGCCGAATGGGAAAGACTGGCTAACGACCAGCATGCCCTTGTTCGCCTACCAGAACACCATACCTCTTACATGAAAGAAGTTGCCGAGCGCTTGCTGAGTACCGGAGCGATTAGCAAAGACCGCTGGTCGGACATGATGGAGGTCATCGACTCGGCGAAGCTTTGGGCAGCTGAAGCATTGGCTACCTACTCCACCGATTTCCTCAAAGGCGGCATCTACGAACTCAGGGATACGAACGGCAAGCTGGCCGGGATCGTCGAGCAGTCGGCTTTCGAGTTCTACAACCTGAGCGAAGACCACGGTGTTGTCAGGCGAGATCCGAACGGCCGCCTGGAGTTTCACGAGCGAAACGCTGGGCTATATGGCTCGGTCGATGGGATGAGGCTGACGCGAAGGGATGGGCAGCAGTTCGACTTGGTTCTGGTTGGTCGGGTGATCAATGGTGAGCGGGCTATGGATCTGCGAGATTCCCAATAAGCCCGCTTCGTCGGGCTGTCGGTCAATGGAGAGTTATTTGCAATAGGCCTTGCCTAACTCCTCAAAATTTCCACCCTGCTGCACTTTTACAACATCCACAACCTTAACCATCTCAGCAGAGGCTCCGTGATCTTTGGCCACTTGGCAAATATATTCAGCCAAACCATCACGCTTGGTCTTGTCATCAATGACCCCAACGTAAAGGTTACTCTCATTCATCCAGACTGCGTCTTTGATTTTCGGCTCATCAGGCCCGGTCAGGTACTTGATCAGTTCCTTATTAGCGCCTTCCACAACATTCTGACGTGATTGCTGCTCAGTCGCTGGCTGCCTTTCTGCCTCAGCTGAATTACTTCCCTCCGGTGACATCTTTGGCGCCATGTACGCAGCCACGCCGCACAGAACAGCCAATATGACAACCAGTTTCCCCGCTCTGGACATGGTACGACTCCGGTTAAAACGAGGACCATATCTTAGGAGAACACAAAAACACAGCCTAAGCTGGTACAAATGCAACGGGCAAAAAAAAGCCCCTTGGCATAGGGGCTTAAACCTTCTTTAGCTGTTACACAACTAGAGCAGTACCAGGCAGTAACGGAGGGGGTGTTACTGCCGGCTAAACACCTTATCGGCTGGGGTTGCGTTTACTTTAGGCATAAAAAAACCCAGTCAGGCGCTGGGCTTTAGTAATCACTTGTATCGGGGAAGTATTTGTTCAACTTGAGCCACTCTTCCGCAGCCCTACCGAGAGACTTTAGGAATTTGTACTGATTTTTACGAGCTTCCACATGAGCGTTGTCTTGAAAATAGTACAAAACGAGCTTGTGCCCACAATCAGATCTCACGTAGACCAAATGGCGATTTGAGGTTCTCTTAACAGGATCCGGATGGTCCCATTTCTTCTCAATGGCCTCTTTTTCATTAAGGGGACGGAGATGAACGTGTCTCAATCCTGAGTTAGGGACTACCGAACCTTCAGGATCTCTATAACTAAAATTTTTTCCAAAATCAGGATGATCTCCATATTCTGCCCAGTACTTAAAGGCCTCTATAAGCTCATCCCGAAACGTTAGCAGTTCAGGATCTTCAGTCCCGAACTGCTCACAGAACAATTCGTGAATCTCTACTGAACATGCTTCCATGCGAAATTTAAATCTTAATCCTGCCCGTAGCGATCGATTAGAAGCTGACGGCCACGCTCAGAGGCAGCAATGGATTTCTCCATGCTAATACGAGAAATTCTTGGCGGACTTTTCTTGGCTACAACAGCAGACCCTTCCGATACTTCGCTTCTACTACGACGCACGGAGAAGCTTTCAACCTTGCATCTTGCAGGCCAAACAGCAGTGATAGTCATAGCATAACCTCCAAGGTTTCAAAGCATTATTGGCAAAAACCAGATGGCATCCAGTCCTATAAGCCAGTGGAATGCAGAGACAACAAAGCCACAGCTTGGCCGTGGCTTACAGCGTAAGTAGACTCATTTTAGGCCTCACTTACTGACCTATAGACTAATACAGGCAGTCCTTTGTTGCAATTTCCGCTTGTAGAATTTTGCAAGAATAGGAACCGCCGCCTGTCCTGTATCGGCAGTTCATAGCTTATCTTCAGCAGGTCAGGAAGATGCCAGATGAGAGGCTTTTCATGCCACATCTTTCTCCTGCCAGTTGTTTACCTTGAGTGCATTGGCGAACCCCAAGCCCAAACCAAGCGTTAGCCGCATAGGCTGGTAAGCCCGCCAAGTGCGGGCTTACCCCAGGCGCAGAAACCGCTCTTGGCAGCCTTGGTTATTTTGACTCTAGTAGAGCTATTCTCTCCTCGAGCTTTTGTGTAGCCCTACGCATTAATGCGGCCTCTAAAGCTAAAGCCTCTTCATAACGTATGCCATAGCGGTTACCTGCAGGATTATAGGCCTGAATAACCTCACTGCCTGCTGGCCTGATGAGATTCCCGTCTTCATCAAGCTCATCGGCCCAGTTATGGAGGATTTCAGTCTGTTCATCCCACTCGTCATAACAAAGAAGGCCATACGCAAAGGCATCAAGCCCCTCATTTTCGAAAGCTTCCTTTACTCGTTGTGCAATCACACCAAAATGCCAACGGGCGCCTTCTCCTTTGCTTTCAACTGCATCACTGAATTTAAACTGGCAATACTCAACTTTCGCCCAAGCTCGCAGCACTTTTTCATCAGGCTCTTGGATTTCCTGCTTGAGACGTCCATCCGACGTACTGATAGCAGCAGTTCCTGCATATATAACAGACCACCTTTCTGAAGAGCGGCCCAGACTCTGGGTATTATCAGCCGAAGGATGAAATATCCCATCTGCCTTCAGGACAAAACGAGAGGCTCCAGATGGCTGTAACACTAAATCCCCAATACTAGATACGGCTAACCCGTAGTACAGAGACTTCCCAGGATTATAGATCCTCTGCCCAATCGAATAAGATGGAACATCCTGTACGTTTACTGCACCTGAAGACTCAAACAATACTCCACCATCACGTGAGTAATAGGATCCTGAAGTATTGCCATTTACTATGCTGCCTACAGCCCTCACACATGAAGTATATTGGCTTCGATAGCCATACCCACCGTTATTTGTGCTCGTGGAGTTATTGCAGTTTATAACGCCACCTACGGAATCAAATCCATGCGATCCATTGCCAATAGCCGAAGCACTGTCTGACGCAATCATTCCGCCATAGCTTACAGAGAAACCCGCAGAACCATTATTCAGCGAAATAGCAGAGTCAGCCTCAATCTTGGTTAGCCCGCGGGCCTCGAAACCGTAAATTAGATTACCGGATGCCTTGGCATAGGAGCAGGCAATAAGTGAATTATTAGTACTCCAATACCCATTTAAGCCATTTCCGCAAGCCATGCTTAAGGCAGCTTGAATAGATCCTGTAATATCAGAAATAAAACCATCTTCGCCATTACCACTAGCAATACTGAGCTTGGCTCGGATACTCCCGCCTTCCGCGTACCAACCTCTTTTACGGTTAGAGCAAGAGGCAACATAATTAGCTACCAGTCCACACCGGCCAGACACTACAATTCCTTGCTCACCAAATGCAGAAACACCGACATTCCTGCCTAAACAGGCGTTGCCAAAAGCGTTGTATATAGCGTTACTATTGGCACCATTCGTTATTACGGGCAGAGACATAACGATGCCATGTGCACCAATTGTGCCTGTCCCATCTGCTATATTCCAATCGCCTACAAGCGCAACGTTATCGAGCAATCCGATTGGCTGACCACCCTCAAAACGGAAGCCATCACAGCCAGTAAATTTCAGCTGAGTCTTTAGTACTACAACGCTTCCGCTGGTAATTGTTCCTGCTGGCCATGCAGCTCCTTTGTGGGTATTTAACACTGTAATTCGGCTATTTGCCGAATCTACAGCTGTAATCTTCCATATACCTGCATGAGCGTAAAAATCTCCAGTTCCGGCAATGTCGGCACGGATTAATGCATAGTCACCTACTTTTATATTTGCCACTGAAGAGAGTAACAACGTAACAGAATACTTTGCCGCTCCACCGGAGACAGAAACAAAGCCTTTCAATGTAGTAAGTACCGGCTCGGCACCTTTAATTGTTATCTTGTTCGCGTCAGGTGAATTCACCACTATTTGCGACTTAAAGTCGTGGTTTCCGGCAGCAAGGTTCAGTGTAAGACTTCCATCTACTCTTAGCCTGGACAACAGTCCAAGAACCTTTTCAGAGTCCGCGGCAGTTATGGAGGCGGTGTAGGCTCCTGATGGAACAAATACCGTTCCTGTTGTGGCGATAGAAGCTGCAATAAGCGCAAAAGCATCGTCACTCACTCCGTCACCCTTAGCGCCATAGTCTTTTACGCTAACTATCTCTGATAGTTTTGCTGCGACGGTTCTTCCTTTGTAACCGATCAGTTCGGCGCCCTTGTCTTCTGATTCAGCGTCAGCAAGTTCGCGACCAAGGGTCTGATTTAACTCAATTAGATATTTGACGGACTTGCGCGGATTTCCGAGTCGATCAAAGTAAACGTCCAGATCACCATTGACGATGTTGTCCAAGACGTTGGCGTTGTCATACATATCTCGCGGGCCCATCGAACCCAGCGGGTTATCAGTGTTGTATTGCGGCATAGCTTTCTCCAGGCGAACGGAAGCCCACAGCGTCCGGGGCCGTGTCTAAGGGGTATGTGTGAGTCAGTCGTAGATACTGGCGGTCCAGTAGAAGCTGGTGTCCGCGGATACGTTATAGCTGGTTTTTATGTCAAACCCCGTAGAAGAAGGGTTCGCCGTCCAATATGTAAGAGTTCCAAGATTGGCAGTCGGCGTGACGATGGCACTCGTAGGTATGCCATTCAGGCCATGTATTACCGAGAAAGAAGACTTGCCAGCCGGTATTGTTGCAGTACCGGACACTCGGGTCTTAGCTCCCAGGTTGCCAGTGACGATACGTTCAGTGCTAGTCGTATAGGAATTATCAGCGAGTCCGCTCGTTTGGTTTCCAGTCAAATTACATTCAACGATCTGATAGCCATTGCAATTAGTGCCAATCAGCACTCCATAGCTCTGAATATTACTGAAACCTGCTACTGCACCTACCCGAACACCTCTGACACTGAATCCGGACACGCCAGACTGGAAATCAATGCCCGCGTAATTGCCGTATTGAGCCAAGCTGTTGCCAGAAACGATTCCTCCGTCAAATATAATGTTATCGCCGCCCGCAATAAGCGCACCTTGAAGAGAATTGTTCAGGAGCTTCTGGCCTTCAAACACAACTAAATCAAGCTGAGCCCCAGAGGCTTTTGAAATATAAACACCTCTATTATTGGTAGCGCTCCAGCATCCACTGAAGAAAACTCCTCTCAACGAACCGGTACCACTTACGTTGATTTCGATGCCATTGGCACTTCCCTGGTCAAACGCACATTCATCAAAGAATAGCCAAGTGATCAAGTCGCCAGTTGTTGGATCAATAAGCAATGGAACCTGAGCATGCAAGAAGTCACATGCATAAACCCATATTGCCTGGGAGTTTTGAACCCTCAAGCCATAGCGCGGCTGAGTGCCGCTGGCATCAAATACCACGTTTTCGAGGAACGTATCATTGCCGCCATCAATAAAGATGCCGCCACCTGTAGTGGCTGTAGCGTCAAGAATCTCAAGCCTGAGCATGTACGTCTGAACTGCATTTCCGCTGATCTTGTACGAAAGAAACTGGTTTTGGGTTCTAATATCCTTAAACTGGTTTCCTCGCGTGGCGGCTGAAACGTTAAAAGTAATCCCGCCTGTTCGTTGAGTGTTAGACGTAACTGTAAACCCATAAGCTCCAGTGTAGTCACCGCTGAAGGTAAACACATCGAACCCAGAGCCATTTACGGTGATCGTTGTTGAGTTCTTGCCATCACCGAACAACTCCCAACTTACCGGAACGTTTCCAGTAATGAGATAGTTGCCGGCCGGCGCATGAACTCGCAGGCCCAAACCACAAGCCGCCTTAAATGCAGCTGTATCATCGCCACCCCTGCCCGCGCCGAACACCCGAACGCTAATCGTGCCGTTATGTACAAGCTTCCAGCGGCCACCATCACCAGCTACAAGAATGGTCCCCCCGTTGTCTAACGATGTCGTATCGGTCGTATCTAGATAATAATTGCCGCCTCCTAAGTCCCCTTTTGACGCAAAAGCCAGAGCGAATGCCGTTTGGCTCCCTGTCTTAGGAAGGCTTCGGATAGCCGCAATACTTCCAACTACACGACCAACCGACGGGATTAAAGCCGAACCTTTCGCAGGGTCTACAGCATTCGACAAATCCTGCCGTAACGTATCATCACCCAACAAAACGAAGCTGGTGGACTCTGTAGCCCAGTCGCCAGTCGTCGTATATGGCACACGGCTGGACCCAGCGAGGCGATAAGGCTGCCCGTTGTACATCACATACTGGTTGTATGCGGTAATCTGTATTCCAGCCTTATATGTTCCTAAGTCCTGATACCCGGATGACTTGAGGAAGCTATTAAACGAGGCAAGGCGGCCCTCCTGGGCGGCTTTAAACTCTGCCTGCATGCCTGCCCAGCTTTGTTTTAGAAGGCCAAGTCGGCTTGGGTAGAACGGCAAGTCACCGTTCATTAATTTATCTAGGTTCTTTGCGTTCTGATATAAGACGCGAGGGTCACTAGACCCTACAGTTAGGTCTATCATGCAAATACTCCAGGCGAACGGATGCCCACAGCGTCCGGGCCGTGTCTAATAGGGCTTTGTGAAATTAGTTGCTGGGTAGCTTTTCGTTTACGGCGCGGTCAAACGCATCCATATACGTCTGGTAATCGTCATCCGGCCATTTCTTGTTCATGGCTTCATCAAAGAGAGGCGCAGCCAATATGTATTCGGGTGCCTCAATGATCCAGCCGGGCTCAACAAGAGGCCTCTTGCGAAGCTCAAGAACCGCCGAGAATTGCCACCACCCTTTTGTTATTAGAGTGGGGCCCTGATAGATGTCAGTGAATCTAGCCGTGTAGGGCTGAAATCCAGTCGGGGCAGAGAGCGGGCAGTCAAACCATTGCGAGCCTGATACCAAGACTTCTTCAAACCACGCTTCAAAATATTGAGCCTGGATCTGGTTCATCATCCATTTGACAGTAACGTTTGTAGGAACCGAGCTGAAGGCCCTTCTCTGCCTGACCCTTCCGCTCTGCAGATTGGATCTGACCATGGGGCTGACTGCCTGAAAATCATATCCATCAGCCAGAGGTCGCGGCAGCTCCTTTGGGTATTGAATCATGCTTCCTCCGGGGCGTAATTATCGTCATCTGCGTAGACCCGCTCGTCATAGCCGATTGCCTCTACGTCTACTGAATAGTCACCCGGTTCTATTGATGTAATAAGGACTGGGTAACCAGACCGGCGAACCGTTCCGAACAGAAGATGAGGTGGCTCGATAGACCATGACGTATCGGGCATGAAATCAACGCTGCCGATCATTAGCCTGTAATCATCAACCTGTGAGGCTTCCCATGGGCCACTTGTCGAGCCGTCAGGCTTTCTAAGCAGAACCACATGCTGCTCGTCGCTGGACCAATCAAGCGGTTCAGAGCTTTCTAGAACAACGCCTGTCTCAGTCTGAACGGCATTCATCAGCAAGGCACTCTGGGCATAACCCGGAACATCATCAGCCAGGACGTCATAGCTCAAATACCCACTATTAAGCGCATCAAGCTCCGTTGAGAAGTTATAGCTCTTGGTTCGATACGCAAACTCCCTGCGCCGACGCATGCCGATCCGCCACGCTCTGTCTCGGTTAGTCACACCTCGCAGTGTAATTTCCTTGATGGTCTGGCCTTGATCTCCCTCCAGACGGCATTTCACGACTTCTTCGGCAAAAGTGGTCTGGTCAATGTATTTGACGTCAACACCGTCATAATCGTCCGGAGCGGGCAATGTGAAGCTGCGCTTGAGCGGTCCCGTCATATTTTGAGGCGAATACATGTGCTCATAAACAGAACGAGGCTCATCTCTTACCGGCCTTAATCGCCCACGGTCTAGCGTGAACTCCGAGAACCCGGCAGTAAGGGCATCATTGATGCATTCCTTGACCGTGCTGTTATCCTCTATGGCGTGGTCAAAGTAGTCGCCCCGATCACTCCACACCCGGCCTAGCCGTCCCAGTTCATCAATATCAAGGTCATCATCGGTATAGCCTATGGACTTAGCCACGTATGCAACCCAGGGCGCTATCTCACGGGTAGGCTGCGCAGAGGTCCATTGGCCGTTAACAAGCCTTGGTAGCTTACGGGTGGCAACTACCGATATCTGGCTTTCAGACTGAGCGGATAGCTGATCACCGCCACGGATATAAACGGTCATTACCGTGACGCCTTGGTAAGACCTCGGGGCCTTGTCCAGTCGAGCCTTGAGGCCGTACCACTGCACTCGGTCATACCGGTCTGTCGCAGTGGACTCCTGACCAATCCGACGCATTCTAACCTCGGCCCTCATAGCCGTCGGCAGGTCGATTCGTTGGGTGTACCCAAGTTGATCAGAGGTTTTATTCGTATAAGTAAATCTGACTGAAGTCCATTCATCGAGCGTATCCATATTCCGATACTGAACCTCAATTGTGCATGTATGCGGATTTTTGGTGCCCTTCTTAGTGTTGAAATTGACTAGGCCTTGAGGGAAAAAGACATCTATTTCAATAGCGCTGGTTACTTCTCCATCTGGACAGGATGCAAAAGGGCCAGACCAGTCACCTTCGAGCGTGGAAGTATCCAGAGAGATCAATGCCGTAGCGCTGTTCTGCGTGTCGAAACCTGTCCAGTTACTATCGATCGCCCCGGTATCCGTCAGGCGCGCAAGGGTTATGGTAGAGGGTCCATGATCTGTGGTGCTGGGATCATCATCCGATACTGCATCATCAGAAACAGACGTTATACGATAACGTAAACCCTGAAACCCAATGGCACTGTTCAGGTTTCCTGTCGCAAGGCCATTGGCCGGCGCGCCGCTTGGGTAATTAAGCGTCATTGAGGCAGGAGTGTCTGGCTCACCCATCTCGCCTTCCTTATAAGGCGTGTAGCTGGCAACCACATACGATCCAGCATTATCACCAGCGATCTCAACGGGCATGCCCACATAAGGCTTGATCATTGCCAAGTGATCACCAGTGATTAAGGTAGCCCCGCCATTACCTGGGTTGGTAAAGGTATACGGATAAGTAACCTCTACCCGAGCAATCAGGCCAGACTGCCAGCCGATGGGGAACCACCCGGCACCTGTCGGCACGCTTATTTGTGGACCTGAGAACAGATAGGTGTCTGCGGTAGGCTTCTGATCAATGTCGAAAGTTGCCTTGAGCGTTAAGCCTGCGCCCCCTGTACTGGTTGCGCCGACTTCTGTAGACGATTGCCACCAATCAGCTGCGGACTCGCCCGAGAGATCCTCTCCTGGGCCAAAAATCTTATATGAGGCTGTATTTCCAAGCGCTGCCAGGGAGGTATCGCCGATCTTTACCGCGCCCGGGTCAATATCGAACTCACCCACGCCAACGCATAGGCACAGCTCAGCCCATTGAATCCGGGTATCTTGAAAGTAATGCCGCGGCGGCAGGAGGTAATCAGGGAATATCTTGTTCCTACCAGAGGCCTCACGTATGACGTCACCGATCTTGACCTGATTACCCTTGGTCTTTGCTAGGTTTAGTGACTTGCCCTGCTGATCAAATGATCCAGGCGTATTGACGTTAGGCCGCAGGAAGATAACGGCAGCAACCACTGCTGCAGCTGCCGCGGCGGCGATAATGCCAATCGTCGCTGCTTCCAGGCCTTTCGGCTCAGGATAAATCTTTACGTCATCATCAGGCCCAAACTCAACGGCAGCCCAGTCAACCGGCATGATCAGGAAGCCATTTACTTCGATGCTGATAGGCGCTGATTCACGCCTTTCATAGTTGGGTACGCTTTCAATAAGCCACTGCTCGATTGTCATTACGACATCGGTTTGGTGTCGCTCTAGAGGCTCACCCTCAAGTTTGGATGGGTATATGCTGATCAAAGTGAAAGCTCGCTCTAGGATATCGTTCGAGAAACTTGTTAAGTGGCTTTATCGAAACGCCCGTCTTGAGCATTTCCATACCGTGAAGGCGTCCATCTACGTCAACGACCAAGCCCACATGAACACAGATTGCTCCACGCCAAAGGCAGACGATCGCGCCCACTCTTGGCTCACAAGGAACCATCGCGCCGGTGCATTCATGAGCCGCTTTGGTGAACTCTCGAGCCATCGTGTGCCGGACATGCCCCCAGCTAGGTAGTAACGGGAGGCCGTAGACCTCATGCCTCACCGCGCGAACTAGCCCCCAGCAGTCAAGCCGTGGGATGCCGGCCACCACCTCACCCCGCCCGCCGTCCAGGTAGACGGCAGAGAAATAGTCATTCAGGGTCATATTTCGCCCAATAAAAAACCCGCCGAAGCGGGTTCATGAATAGGTCTGCTTAGTATCCGTATCTAACGGATGGTTGCCCGTATTGTGTGGTTGAGTAGCTGGCTACCTTTCCATCTTGCCCAATGACAACACTGAGACCGGTGGACTTCACGTTGCTACCCATGAACCCCACATGGGCATAGGCCCACGTCAGAATCTCTGTGCCGTCTGAATTGGACATGACCGACTGCGGCCGACCTAATAAGGAAAGAAGCTCAGGCTTTGTGGTTTGCCCTTTAACTATCTGATCTATTTGCTGCTGTGTTATCTCCTGGCCGCTAGAAGCACATGCAGACAGGAATATAACCATCAAGCAAACCAGTATTGCCCTGACTCTCATAAGCCAACCCCTTCGCGAAAAGTGAGAACCATATCCCACAAAGCCGCGAAATCCCAGCATCAGACGTACCGTAGGCCGGGTGCGAAGTCCAAGGTGTATTTACGACGGGGCCAAGCAAGGTTGAGCAGGTCGTAGTAGCCAGCAGAGAGCTGAACGGTTGTTCCCTGCATGTACCCACCCAGGACCGTCATTCGGTAGGGTTTTTCAGCTGGATAGCTAAGGTCATTGGATAGATATACCCTAAACACCAGCGTTATCTTTTGCCGTGCATCCAAGGCTTTATCGATCAACTGTTGAGCATCGCCGGTGACGTTATCAATCGCGAAATTGAGCGATTGATCCCCGCTGTTATCCCTCTTGGGCAGGGAGACATCCATCCCGCACGCCAGATAGGTGACAACATCGCCATTCTCCGTGGTAGCGGTAAGGTCCTCGTAATCCTTGCAGAGATATATAGGATTGTCCCAGGCTGGGCAGGATAGCTCCAAAGTGGCAATTGCCACCTCTGATCCGCCTGATGCATAAACGCGCTCAAGAACTGTCATCGGCCCACTCTCCTTGTTCCGTATGTCTCCTCAATAACCCTAGCAAGTGGGCCGCCTTTTCTGATGTTTGCAACAGCAACTTCAAGCGTCATGCCGCCACTAGGATTAACGATCTGCTTAACCTGCCCCGCTTTGCTGGCGTCCTCATTCAGGTTAACTACTACGCCTCCCTGACTTGTGTTGCCGCTCGAGGAAATTCCCGCAAGGCCTGATCCATTCTGAGGCGCATAGCCCTTACGCAAGGATTCTACCGTAGCTACACCACCCGCCCGAGCAATGTCCGCCTGGCTCCAGACGACTTCGCCCTTGTGAACGATGCCGGCCGGATCGTACTTGCCACCCGGACCGGTATAGCCACCCTCAGAGAAGCCAGCCGAACCTGCTGCTGTTGCAAGTGATGATGCAGCAATAGCGGCGGCGGCAAATGGTGCTGCCGCTGTTGCTGCGGCTGTGGCTGCTCCAGGGGCAAGTGCTGGACCTACGATCGGAATAGCCGCAGTCGAAGCGAACGCATTAAGAGCAGCCAAACTGACGCCTGCTGTTGCTTGCGCAGCAACCTCTCCCGCATACCCGCCATTTGCAGAGCCTTCTACCGTTTGTTTTGCGGCGGCTACTGCTGTTAACCCAGCAATTTCGAGCGCAGCATTGATGGCGTATCGCGCACCCATCTCAATAAGCGAACTGAGAACGTCTTCTAGAATAGTTCTGCCAAGATTTCCCATTGCGTCGCTGAGAGACTCAGTTCCAGTAATGGCATCTGTTAGGCTTTCACTAATTCCAGCGGTCAGCTTCTCAAGCGTTCCACCTACGAGGCTCTGCGTCTGGTCCGCTATGTTTTTGGCTTGCTCGCTGTACTCGCTTATTGCACGTTGAGCGCCTACAGCCGCATTGCCGTTCAATTCATCCAGCGCGGAGTAATACTCCTGCTGCATTGCCAGACGTTCATCCAGGTTCTGCTTGAGCGCTTCGGTCTCCGCTCGGTACGTATCCTCGGTGATTGAGCCGTTGGTGCGATCCCGCGCAGCACGCTCAAGCTGACGTTGATAGTCCTGCCTGATCTTCTGCTCGGCCTGGAGCCTTTGCCGTGCCTCAGGGCCTAGGGTTGAACCAGACAGTTGGTCGGCGTAGCCCTCGCGCTCCTGAGCCCTGCTGGCCTCAAGTGATTGCTGGAAGGCTTGCAGCTTGGTCAGCTGTTCGCGCTTCTTGATCTCGTCCTCAAGCGCTACGTTCTGCTCAAGCTGAGCCCTGATCTGCAGCTCATTCGCCTGGAGGTTTTTTTGCTGGGCAGTCAGCGTGCCTTTGTTCTTGAGGTCAGCTATTTGCTGCTCGAACTGAGCCAGAGCACGCTGAGAGGCGGTTAGCTTCTCGTTGGTGGTGAGCTGGCTTCGTAGAGTGGCTTCCTGCTCCTTGAGCGACAGAAGCATCCGAGTGGCTGCGTCGTCCTGGTATGCAGCGGGCTTTCTGGCTCTTGGTCCTTTCGGATCGGCGTATTTCTCGTTCAGGTCGGCAATCACCCGGTCGACGTTGCTTTGCTTCAAGCGCTCGTCGTTCGGGTTGACCTTCCTGATGTCCTCAAGAAGCTTCTTGTAGTCAGTGATGGCCTTGTTGCGCTGCTCAGCTTTGCTCAATGAGGATTGAGTGATCGTGTCGATCTTCTGCTGTGCAGCAATGGCCTTTTCGTTCTGCTCAGCCGAAAGCTTCTGAGCCGCTGCAATGCCTTGCTGCGTGGCCTTCTGCTGCTCCAGGAACTGAAGGCGCAGCTTGAGGCCGGCTTGAGCCTCGGGCGTGATGAATTCGCCCTGGCCTAGAGCCTGATCAACGAAGCTTCTGGACTTCTGATTGGCTGCCTTCTCAAGATCGGCCCGGACAGAAGCAATCTGCTCATCAATCGTCTGCTCACGGCCGACGTTAAGCATGGCATCCCATGCCGCCTTGGCCGCGCCCTTAACGCTATTCCAGGCACCCTCAATATAGCCAAGGTTCTGCTTGATAGCATTGGAGCGAACTTGAAGGGCGCTGGCATAAGTCTCTTCGGCAAGGTTTGCAGCCCCTACCTTGTCGCCCTGCTCCTCTAGCGCTCTGATCTGCTCATAAACAGAAGCAGTCAGGTAGTGGTACTGCTCGTTAAGCTCAGCAGAGGCCTTGGCCGGATCTTCAGCCAACTTCTGGAACTGGGCAACGGTGTCCTCTACCGCTTGACCAGTAGCGCTCTCAAAGGCCACCGCAGCGATGGCGATGTTCTTGAACTGGTCGCTGGCAATCTTGCCGGTGGCGACGATCTGCGTCAGCGCATCCGCAGCTGCCCCGGTGGTTCCGGTTACCGAGCTGACCTGCTTGGCAAGGTTCGCCATGCTGTCAGCGGTCTGGCCCGACTGGCTGCCGGTGACAATCAGGGCACGCTGGAAAGCTGAGCCCTCATCACTGCCCTGCTTATAGGCAAAGGCAAGTGCTGCTGCAGCTGCCGCGGCTACCGTGAACGGGTTTACCAGTCCGGCGACGTATCCACCCAGAGCACGAGCAGCAGGAGCAATCCCGCCGAACATGTCCTTCAGCTGCCCGCCTTGTTGAAGCAGTACAGTGAGAGGACTTTGCCCGCCCTGAAGGGAGACGGCAATATCAGTGAACTGAGCTGGCACGCCTCTAAGCGCAGCAGCTGTCTGCTTGGCTGATATTTCAGTCTGTTTTAATGCAGCATTAGCCTGATTTAGCGACTGATTAGCCGCCCTAACCTTTTGCGTGGTCTGGTCAGAAGCGGTGCCTATGCTTTTGACTTCCGCCTCAGCCTTGGAGCCAGCTTGAGTGAACCGCTGTAGGCTTTCCGTGCCCTTATCTACTTCGCTTGAGTCAACCCTTAGGCCAAGGGAAGCAATATCATTTGCCATGGCTATTTCTCTTGGTGAATGGCTTCAAGCGCGGCGCTCTCCATCACGCGTACTGCGTCGAAGACTTCGCCATGGTCTGCTTCAGGAATGGATAGATACCGCATGACAACCGGGATCTCGCTGTACACAAGACCGGTAGGGCCTCCGGGACCACAACGCCATTGCGTCATCATGGCCTCGAAGACTTGGAAGGCCTGCATGTTCTCAGGCCACAATGGGTAATCGATGCTGCCCAGGAGGTCAGGGGTAAGCCCGAACGCCGCTAGATCAGAAGCTTTTGGCTGCTTCCGGTACAGCGCCCGGGCAGCGCCGATTAGTTTAAACGCTTGGCCTGGTACAGCTCTTCAAGGTACTTGACATAGATTGCCGAGCCCGCCCCGATGTAGTTGTTCAGCAGACGCCCAATGTTCTCGTCATTGAACTCATCGTCCAGCTCCCAGCCATCCGCGATGGATTTAACCAGGGTGGTATCGTCCATATCCTTGTTGGTGCTCAGGAAGTCTTCCAGCTCCGTCTTGGAGCGATGCTTGAACGTGAACTTCACGTCTGCCTTTGAGCCGCCTGGAACAGGGATAGCAACCAGCGCATCAAAGGTCGGGTTGGGATCAAGCTTGAAAAGTACCTTACTCATTCATCACCTCAGCGAGCGTACCGGACAACTTCACCGGCCAGGGCAAAGGATGCAGTTACAGTGCGGCCAGTGTTGATATCACCGACAGGGTTATTGTTGAAACCGACGTAAACCGGATAGATATTGGTGGAGCCGTCGCTGTTGTTGAAGCGAACAACACGAATCAAACCGTCTTGGTCGGCCTGTTCCAGGTATTGGTAGAACGGCAGGGTTGGGTCATCCAGAATGGTTAGGGTGAAGCTCATCGCCGACTTGAAAGTTGGGATCTGCTTCTGAACCTTGGATTCAAGGAACTGGTACTGGTAGTAGTTCTGATCACCACCAGTAAAGGCCAGGGCTGTGATCTGGCTGATACGCACCCACTCAGAGACCTGACGGGCAGTACCAACACCAGCACCGGCTGGGTAGCGCATGGTATCTACAGTATTCAGGCCGGCAACGGTAAAACCGGTAGCGCTCGCATCGTCTACACGGAAGGCGCGGTCGTTGGCGTATTCCCAGCCAGTGCCGAGCAGAACAACGTCACCGTCAGCGAAGTCATTGGCAGCTGTCGCAACAGCCGGGTTTGCGTTGGTCAGGGCTGTGATAGTCGCTTCATCGGCAAAGGCTGCCGAGAAATCCACTGTCAGGCCATTGATCAGTGTAACGCTCATGTAATAGTCCTCTCTGCCGTTGGCAGTTTTCAGTCAATAAAAAACCCGCACTAGGCGGGTCTTGGCTTGCCCAACGGGCGAATTCAGATGGTGTCGGCGCGGTAGGTCAGGCTGACCGGGATGGTGAAATCGGTATCGCCCTGGATTTCCCTGGCTACGGCCATAGGGGTGATGATCTGGACGATAAAGGCACCTTTGCTTAAGCGGTCGTTGAGCGGATACAGAGCGGCAAGCTCATCCGCCAAGGCTTCCCCTGCCCCGGCTCCCTTCCCTGCCGGCGTCACAACGCTGACCTGGAAGATGCCGGTGTATTCCCGATGATCCCCGGCGAGCGTCAGGCTGTCGGTCAATGCGGGAAGCGTGGCAGTCGTTAAGTAGGTCTCGCCTGTGGCCGGTGTGAAATTCTGGTTCTGATAGGCGACTCTGAGATTCTTGGTGTTGGCCCAGGCAGCAAGCCGAGTCTCCATTAGCGAGCGGATAATGCGATGGCTCATACTCTATGCTCCGCTGCCGCCTCTCTTACGATCTTCTGAAATCTTGCCTGTGTAATACGGACGAACCCTTCTGGAGCTTTACGGCTAAACCCTTGTTCGTTCACCTTCTCGGTTGGGCCGTTATACCCTCCGAATTCCAGTAAAGGGCCATACGGTAAATTATTGATTATGTAAGCCACCTGCCCAGCACTAAAGGTATTTGCCTCAGCTACAAGCTTCTGAATAGTCTCATTTCCGTCTGGGTCTTGCGTCTCAAGTACGCCGCTAGCAGGCTTATCAATATTGAACTGCCAGTTGCCGCGGAAGCGGCCGCTGTCTACAGGAGACATCCGAATCAATGATGAGCCAACCTCGATAACAATTGCTCGGCATGTATCATCTAGCGCCTCACCCGCCTTTTCTGCCCACTCACGAATAGCTAGCGAGAAAGTGTTAGAACTCATGATCGCACCTGCAGTGTGTAGACGAGAGGTGTGCCAGCGGGGTTGGTCTCGTTGACGTTGATGACGCTGTAGGCCTTCCCCTGGATGATCGCTTTGTTGGCTAGCTCAGGAGGCCACTGGAGATCCTTGGCAGCAATCTTGAGCTTCTTGTCACCTTGCTGGATCTGGGTGTTGTTCTGGAACTCAATGCCTTGATAGTCAAGCAGGATGCCTTGGGCTGGCTGCTCTTGTGCCACTCCATCACCAGTCGTCCCGGTCTCGGGATCATATTCGCCCGCCTCGGTACGCTGAAGGGTGACGGTCTGGCCGAATTCTGTGATCAACTCCAGGGCAACGTCGGCCATCTCATCATAGAAAGCCATGCTATGCCCTCACTGCGAAAAGCCCGCGCCGGTCCAGGTAGTCGGCAAACTGTGTCTGGCTTGCCCGGTTAGGAGCTGCTGGGAGTAGCCTGCCTGACGTGTTGCTGATCTGGGCATACTCGACTTCTACCGCACCCTCTACACGCTTACGGATAACCGCGCCCTGCCGTGTTTCAGGTGGGCTTAGGTCATCCTTGTGGATCTCGCCAGCCAGGGATAACTGGCCGTAGAAGATCTCTCGCGGGATATAGTTTGAGCGCTTATAAGCCCCACCTACCTGAACACCCTCACGAGGCCAAGCCAGGGCCTGTTCCTCGTGAGTGCGTCGTCCCTTCCATTTCATGCCATTCATCGCAAGGGCGGCACGGCGCAGCAATGCTTCCTGAGCAGCTTCCTCAGCAGGAATGGTCACGCCGAACTTAGCGGCATATGAGACCAACTCCGCTGCTGTTGCGTAACTCTCTGCGTCTGAATCTCCGGCCCCAGATTCGATGATCAGCATGTTTCTTACTCCTGGTTAAGCAGTTGCAGCAGTTCAGCCTTAGTGGCCGTGGCACTGTACTCGATACCTTTGGCGTCAAGCTGGGCTTTGATCTGGTCTTTGGTCAGGCTGTCGCTTGAGGATGCTGCGGCACCAGTAGCTTCGTCAGCCCCACCGCCGTTGTTACGTGCCGCCGTCTCATCTACCGGAGTACGGGCTGTTTCTACGCCGCCCGTTTCGCCAACAGTCTGAGGACCTACGGTAATGTTTTCAGCCGTACCGCCAAAACCCCAACGAGCCTTGTCATTCGGGTCAATGTACTTGTCTTTTTCGATGGTCATGCGGTTTCTCCTTTAGATCAGCCAGCCCCCGAAGGGGCCAGCATGGGATCAGGCCGATACAGTGGAAGTAACGAAAGCCAGTGGGACTTCCTTCCGGTTGAACTTGCGCTCCCAGTTGGTAGCCAAGGCCAGATCAGCCCAGCTAGCCGACACAGGACGGCTAGTGCCTGGGGTACCGGTGATAGTGGTGGACAGGAAGGAATAGCCCAGCGGGTGGATGACATAGTTACGGCGAGTCCACAGGGTCTCGGTACCGCCACCATTGCCACGATCCGGGGCGCGCTCATACTCAAGGCCGTCTTCGCCCGCCGGCTGCTGCTCTTCGTAACCGATGGCACCTGGGCCAAAGATGACAGACAGGTAGCGAGCTTCGGCGCCGGTGCCAATCACAGGCATGCTGTCATCAACCACAACACGCATACCCTGGAAGCGGCCAAACTCTGGCACTTGATCCGCAAGGGGGGTGAAGTCGATCAGGTTGAGAATCTGCAGCTCAGTCTGTACTGCCGAGTGCATGGCAATGACGCTTAAGCCGCCCAGCTGACCGGAGTAGTCGCCCATGGTGGCCTTGGCACGGATGATCGAAGCTGCATCAATGGTTCCGGGCGCGGCTATAACCATGTCACCGCCGTTGTTAGCGACGTTGGCGTTGTAGATACCGATAACGCTGGCAATGGTGCGGCGCTGGGCTACACGCTGCCAGTAACTCGTCAGACGGCCAGCCACGAACTCAAGCGGGTCCTGCTTGGTGATGTTCTTCACCAGGTTCATGCAGTTCCAGCCTTCGTTCAGGTAGGCCGCACGCGCTTGCATGCTTGCACTGGTCACAGACAGCGGTACCGCGATGTCCGTGTACACGTCGTTCGAGTAGTTCGACTCGATAGACGCATCCAGATCCACCCACCACGGAATGGTGAAGGTGTTGGAAGGGCTAGCCAACAGCTGAGCCATGTCGTTGTTCTGAACCAGAATGCCTGATTCGAAGAACGCGGTGCGCTCGGAGGTGTTTACGTTGATGTAATCGCGGAGTTCGTCGCGGAAGACCACATCAGAGAGAATGGTAGGCATTGCTTATTTCCTTAATGAGCTGCCGACTGCGCTTTCAGGCGCTCGTATTCGGCGGGATTGGTACGGCGGAGCTCTACTCGCTCCATTCCAGTTAGTTGATTGAAACTCTTTGCGGCCCCGCCGCTACGACTACCGCCGGCCCCACCGCCAGTAGCCTTGCTACCAACAATCAGCGGCGCAAAGGCCGGATCGTTGATGAACTCGTTTTTCAATTCCTCAAGGGTTAACGCAGATGGCCGCCCGTCATGGTCAAGAACGACCGTAACCGGCTTGCCGTCGCGTATTTCCATGCTCAATCTGGACTTGATGTGAGGAAGAAGCGCCCTTGAGCTGCCCTGAACCGCCAGTTCCGACGCTAGGCGATTGGCTTCTGAGCCAACAGTTAACGCCTGGATCTGAGCCTGCAGGGTGGCAAGCGTCTGCTCTTTCTCAGTCAACGCCCTGGTGTGCTTCTCTTCCCAGGACTTTTGCAGAGCTTCGATATCACCTGATTTGCGGGCTTTCTCTTCCTCGGCAGCTGCGCGCTCTTGCTCAGCCAGCCGTTCAGCCTCTTCACGACGACGCTTTTCTTCCTTTCGCTCGTTAAGGATCTCGTTCAGCTTGCGCTTGAGTCCCTCTGTCTCCGAGCTTTCAGGAATGCCTTCAATGGACAGGAAGAATTTCCCGTCTCTTTCGGTGTAAAGCGCACGCACGGAGTCATCCAGCCCTTCCAGGCTGTCCAGTTGATATTTCAAGCTCATGGTGTCCCCCAAGGACGATTTGCAGGCCCAGCCCGCATAAAGAAAAAAGCCCCGGAGGTCCGAGGCTTGGGTTTATTGCATCTGGTCCAGCACTTGCTGGAGGTAAGGCTTCACAACGCTTTTCAGTGCGTTATAGCCCGCATCGTTTGGGTGAACCCCGTCACCAGTGAGGCCAGACTTGATCTCATCTTGGCCTGAAGCATTGCGTGAGCCTGTGAAGGCATCGGCATAGCCCTTCATCACGATCCCGTTCGCTACCCCAGGCAGGAACTTCGTATTGAAGTCGCGGCGGACCTGATCATTTGCCCCGACATTGCGATAGGCCGCGTTGGTCGGTGTAGCTTCAGGGAATAAGATGATCGGCTTCATGTTCCGCTGTTGCAGTGCAGCGTACACACGCCCCAAAGAGGCCTTGTATCGCCGCTGAGCCGCAACGCTCATGCCTGTGTTAGCCGCTACGTCGTTACCCGACCATGGTGAATAGGTCAGGATCGTAGGCCGTACCCGGTCGATATGGTCTTCAATCATCCGGCTATACAGGTCAGGTGCCTGTGCGTGTAGCGCAGCGTTGAAGTATTCAATCGGCTTCTCAGGTGTGCTCAGCTCATAGCAGGCGCGCTGAACAGCTCCGTAGTCACGGACGTTGCCGCCTAATCCTTCCTGAATGCTGTCACCCATGATCATGACTTGATGACCGCGCTTGGTCGTCATGTACTGGATCGCTGGAACGACTGCCTTTGTGTCACCACCAGAGCTAACCACGTTGTTCTGGGTGAACGTAGCCTTGTTCGTAACGCCTTGAACTTCCTGGTTGGTGCTGCGGTAGATCCGTGGAGCCGAAGCGCCTCGCCAGTAGTACAGGTCGTTGTATGGAGTGGTCAGCGTAGAGCCTGCGGGATACTCAAGGCGAACCATAACCAGTGGCCGGCCTGATGCTGAATCCGTCCGGGCAATGCTGGGAAGGTAGATCATGTCGGAGAAAGACATGCTGTACCGCTCTTCAGCAATCCGCGCTGGCAGATCAACCGTGGCTGCGCCGTTGTTCCAGGTGACGTCTACCCATTCGCTGGCTTCAGGGCTGGTAAAGACCTGGTAGTCAGCAACAGGAGCCGATCCCGCAACGCCTACACACGCTTTGACACCAGTGACGGCAGCGGTATGAATGTTCGGGATGCCGATTCTGAAACCAAGAAACTCGGTTTCGACCTCGATCATCATGTTGAACGTGATGGCATTGGCTGCCGCCTGCGTCTTCATGCGACCGAAGAGGTGTTTCGTTAATACGCTCGTTCCGGTGGTTAGGAACGATTCCAACTGCTCACGCTTATCTTGCTCAGCATAGTAGCCGGCCATAGCGTATCGAAATGGCTTTCTTGCCATGATGGTCTTCCGTTGTGGGGTGGTCGTTCCTAGATCCCGGCACGTTCGAACGCTAGGGGTTCGAGCTTTCGCATCTCCTCAAGATTTAGAGGAGAGAAATTCCTGTCCAGCTGGAGCTGAGAGAAGCGTTCAGCGCTCAATCCGCCATCCCTGAACAGCTTTGCCCTTGCCTTGCCCAGCGCTTGGTCCTGAAAGCTCGCAGGCTGCGTTTTAAGCCACTCGTAATAGCTGAGCGATGCACTGACCTGCTTTCCACCTTCAGCCCCCTTAGAGGACCGCGTAGCGCCTTGACTGAATAGCTTCGAAAATTTGGTGATGGCTACCACCGTTGAGCGACAGCCAACGTGCGCAGGAGGTCTAGGGCCTGAATCAACAGGAAACCGCCTAGAATCAAGGGATTTGCACACTGGTGTCGTGCGTGAGTCGAGTGTGCTGACCCATTCCACCTCAGTCACTACATCGCTATTGGCCTTCAGCGTCTCATTGCGTGCTTGGCTGGCGACATGCTGAACCGCTGTCCTGACCACTGCCGCGGCGTTGCGGTCGGTGATAGCCAGAATGCCGTCTTTGTACTGCTGAGCCTTGGTGCCTCGGATAGCCTGGATAATCTGCGTTGTGGTCTGGCCTTCGAAGAAGCCCTGACGTATCGCGCCTACCACCCTTTGGCGTTCTGTCTGCGTCCAGCCTTGGATGAAGGCCTCTAGCAGCTTGCCGCCGTCCACCCCTCTCACGCTCAGGGGATTGGTCAGGATTGCCGCCTTGATCGCCGCAGCGCCGGGCAGGACCGCTTCGAACGTCACCGCTACCGAGGTATTGGCCGTAGCCACTGCCGCAGCATTGTTCAGGCTAGATGCCTCGAACTGGGCTTCGTACATCGCAAGGTCAACCAGATCTAACTGAAGCTGATCAGTGAAGCGGGAGAAGATACCCAGCAACAGGCTATCAACCTGTTCTAGCAGCTTCTCCTGCCGCTTGCGCGTGTACTCGGTGATATCCGGGTCGCTCAGCTTGGCCCTGATCTTTCGATCCAATTCCTTTAGGAACGGGGCAAACTTGGCGACCTCGTTAGCTTTGAGTTGTTCGAGCAGAACAGCATGGCGAACCGTGGCATCAAACAGTGCTGGATTCGCCGCCATTGTCGTCTACCTCGTCATCTAAGGCTGGGCCTGGGCTCGTGGTCTCAAGTTCGTCTCTGATCGCGTCGTCCTTCTTCTCGGGGTCAATCAGCTGATAGTCACGCAGCTGACGCCAGAAGTCGGACTGAGGAATCAACCCGGCCTGAACGCCCTTGATCAGGTTAGCAAGCAGGTTCGCATCGATCCGGACGCGGACGAAGTTCTGGTTGAGTGTGTACTCCATTTTGCCAGTGGCATTCATGAAGAGGCCCATCCACTCCAGTACCTTGCTGTAGGCTTCGGATACGTTGCTGACCACAAGAGATAGAACCGAATGCTCGGCAGCGTTCTCGTTCTGCTCCTGCGTGGCTGTCTTGGCTCCACTGCCCTGCTCAATCAGGCGAGCACCTAGGGCAATCATCTGCCGCTCTTTGGCGTCCATGGCCTCCTTGGCAAGCGTATTAGGCTGAGCTTGGAGAATGCCTGCGGATCCACCTTGAGGAAGCGGAAGGATAGCCCTGGAGCCGAAGTAGATGCCCTTGTCTTCCAATAGCTGAACCCAAACTTCATCCAAGCCAGCCATGTAGACCTGAGGCTGACCCACCAGATAGGCGCTGTCCTCATAGTCAGCACTGTTCCGGTAGTGGGCAATGTTCAGTTCCGCCATGTCGTATAGCGGGGCATCGTCGAGATTGGCGTCGTTGCTTTGTGATCCCAGGAAGGTAAACGGGATTTCAGTCCAGGCAGCGCCGCGACCATCTGTTGGCTCACGAGCGTCGAATATGTTCCAGCCACCCTCATTACGCCAGATCTCGACGGCGTAGCGGCCTTCATCTGTCAGCCTGAGAACGCGGTACTGGTCTTTGACCTCCTGACCGAAGCCATCCGCGGTGTCTTCCTCGTACTTCTCCTTCAGCACCACAAGGGAAAGAACGTGCTGACCACCTACCTGACGGGTACGCCAGTTGATGATGTCCTCAGCCTTGTATCCCGTTACCGTGGCTCGTATGCGACCGGCCTGCATGTCAGCAAGCGATGCGCCACCGTCAATGGCTGGGTAGTCCACCAGAAGGCCATGCCGACCAGTCTCAAGCAGATGCCCGATGACCGCCTGACTCTGCTGGTAGATGCTGACGCCCTGACCGTCGATATCCTCGCTGACGTACTGGAGCAGAGAGGGAACCTTGAGCGTCGGCCATGTGGTGAACACCGCACCTATCAGACCGTTCTTAGTCCGACCTGTGGCGTTGTAGAACACCGCCCTAGCAAGGTAGGAGTCATAGCGCGCCCGGTTGGCCTCACTCTTGTCTTCAGGGTTGGGTCTAGGCAGGTAGTGCCACTTCTCGCCCTTGATCTTTTCCGAGCCTTTGCAGACGTCTCGCACGAGCCGCCAACGGCTAAGCGCGGCTGTCAGCTCAGGCCTTGTGTATGTGACGTCCGACATTAGCGTGCAAATCCCATAGATATTGAGGTGACTGGCTTTCTGCGCTGCGTTGCCACGGCGAAGTAACGGAACGCATCCGATCCGTGCGATGACCAGTCATGTAATGGTTTGTCTTTCCAGCAGCCTTTCTTGTCGTCCCATTCCTTGCGGTAGTTTTCCAGGCAGTTGATGCCGGTCTCGCACTTGGACTCGTCAAAGGCGCAGCGCGGGAGGACCTCACGAACAAGTTCAATGCCCTCATCCACACCCAATCGGGGGACTACGTTGAAGCGAATGCTGTATTTCTTGCCGTCGATCTCGTACCCGTCAGCGGCAAGCTGTCTGCGTGAGCGGCCATCACCGGCGAACTCACGGTTATCAATGTCATGCGGACCCCAGTGCTCGCTATAGGTATAACCCCTATCCTTGAGCACCTTGAGGTAATGTCTTAGGCCTTCGCCTGAGTTCTCGTAGTAGTCAACGACGTGGAATTCATTGCCCACCTCACGAACGAACCAGATCGCCGTCGAGTCGCCCACGCCGATATCCCAAAAGGTCATTACCGGCTGATGGCTGTTATCTGGCAGCTGGCCGATACGCTTGTTGGCGTACAGCTTGGCGAACTGCTTCGAGTAATAAGCACCCTCGATTGACTGCTGGAAGGCTTCGGCAGGGATCGACGGGTATTCCCGCTTCATGTCCTCGCCTAGCGTCTTCTCCTTGGCCGCATACCAAGCCTTCTGGCCTTCGTTCAGCTCAATCCCGTACTTGCCCTTCAGATCGGCGAAGTAGTCGATCAGGCGCTGCGGTAGAGACCCTATGGGCTCAAGCCAGTATTGAGCGTTCTTCCACCAGGAGAAGAAGAAAAACTTCCAGTCAAGCGGGCCAAGCGGCTGTTCAGTAAGAGCCTGCTTCTCGGCGCTCTGTGAGTAGTCGAAGAAGTACCCAGACCGACCCTCAGCAGTGGATTCGATAGTCACATAGCAATCAGCGGCTACGGCCTCAAACGCACCAGTGACGATCTCGCGTGCCTTGTGCGGATACTTGGCGCAGATCTTCCCGAACTCGGACACATGCAGGTAACGCAGCGTACCGCCTCGAAATGAGGTGCTGACGTAAAGTGACCCACCTTTGCTGAACACCAACTCACCAGCCGCATCGTTACTTGCCGGGTTGGCTGCCTTGATCTCCTTCGGGAGATGGTCATAGGCGTACTTGATCTTTTCCCGAAACAGGCGCTTGGCGTCATTCAGGGTATGGGCGATCAATGCGCACTTGGCCGACTCGAATAACGCTGCATCCAACTGGATGATGCATTGCTCAGTCGTGAAGCCAAGCTGGCGAGCCTTGAGGATGATGTTCCGGGTATGCAGGCCTTCGAAGTATTCCAGCTGCTCGCTGGTCATCTTGAAGCGGGTCTGTTTGCCCTGCTTATCGGTGATGAAGTACAGGTTGTTCAGTCGCCATAGCTTGTCCCGCAGCAGTTTCAGGTGCTCGGGCTTCATCGCTAGGCTTCCTTAGACAGCTCATCCATCAGCTTAGATAGCTCGTCTGCATCGTTACTGCCGCTCTTCACATCCAGGTCATAGGCCTGACGTTCCAGAGTGACAAGGGTTTTCAGTGTCTCAGCCATCTCCTTCATGACCTTGGATCGACCGGGCAAAGCAATAACCTTCTGATACAGGTCATTTAGCTTATCCATCCCGTTGTCGTCTGGATCATGTAGAAGCTCGCCGAGCTGCTCGAATAGGTCGCGGTTATCCGTCATCGACTCAAGCTCATCTAACAGCTTGTTGGTCAATCGACGACCGCGAGCGATATCACCACGATGAGCCATGCGAATGTTCGCAATGACCTCAGCGTTGACCTCAATGATCTCTCTTTCGGTTTCCGCCCTTTTGGTGGATACCTCAGTGGATACCGCCCGCTTGGATACCAGCGCATCGGCTTTGGCCTTGATCTTGGCCTTTAGGTCTCGCTCCCATCCATCGCGCTTGGCACGCTTGTTTATCGCGCCGTGCGTGATTCCATGGTTGGAGGCTATCTCTCTGATTGAGAGCAAACCTGCCCGGTAGGCACGTTCAATCGCCTCCCAGTCAGGCTGCTTGGTTGTCATTACTGCTATACCTTTTCAGGCTTCTCATGGAGTTCATACTGCTTGATGATCTCGATCACTTCCTGGGCCTGCTGCTGAGTAGCCAACAGCTTCACCTGAATCTCTACTGCCTCATCGACTTCAAAGTGAAAACTCACTGCCTTGACGCGCCGGCCTTCAAGATTAAGAAGCTTGAGGATGTCTTTTGCGACCTCTTGGGTGGAAACCACCTTATCAGTAATCATTCGATCACCCTTTGAATCGATACCACGCTGTAGAAGTATTCAATCTCTTCCGCGCCGCAGTAAAAGGTTGCTAGGCGGCCACGCCAGACGACAGAGTCAGCCTCTACGATCCGCTCATCATTGTCGTCTGTTGTTACCTTCCACTGTGTCATGGCCTTCACCTATTTGAAGACTTCGCGGAATGCATCCAGAGCAGGCTTATTACGATCAGCCTCAAGACTCATGATGTTTTCCTTGGCCGTCTCGGTGGCCCACCATGCATAGCAGTCTGAGCCGTTGTCTCGTGCATAGATCAGAGCGTTCTTCAGTGCTGCCAGCGCATTAGGCATAAAGCCAGGAGCACCCACTTCACCAAGGCAATGCTTGAAGCCTGCCTTCTTACAAAGAGCTATGCATTCCTTCATCCGATTAACGCCGACTTGAGGGTCGATGTTGTCGTGCCCGTAACCGCCACCGGCATTCTCATCCATGTACAGATGGGTATGGATTTCGATGCGGTTCGCTGGGTCCTTCAGGGTGAATAGCTTTTCGTTGCCATTAGCCTTAAAGCTTGCCGTGGTTGCCCAATCAAAGGACTCGACAGCAATGGCGCACTGCATATCAATCTTGCGGATCTCATCGATACACAGCTGGGCCTCTTTGACCCACACGTCTACAGAGGGGATGCCTACGGGCTCGTTACATAGATCAATACCGTAGAACGCTGCATAAGCCTCTGGATCGGACTTGATCAATGCAACGATCTTGGCGTCTACGTCAGCCAGTGCACCATGCGGTACTGCTGCCGTTCCGATCTTCTGCCGATTAACCGCAGTGTTGGTAGTGGTGTATCCCACATAGTTATGGACATCCACCAGGACCTTTAGCCCTGCCTTGCCGTGGAGCTTGATGTTATCTAGCAGCTCTTTGCTATAGCCGGGATCTAACGGCCCGAATAGCTTGCGCTGGATACGCTCCCAAGCAATACCGACACGGGCTTTCTTGGCGCCAAATCCTGCCCAACGCGTGATCTGTGCTGCACTAGCCCAGAAATAATTAGTACCTGCCTTTCCGGGCAGCACTGTCTCACCACCACCGGCCTGACCGATGTTGACGCAGAAGAGACCTTTCGGCGTTAGGTTAGGGTTCGAACCAGCAACAGGAGCCGGATCATTAGCCGGTACGCTTGGAGTCACCGGGGCGGGTGACCCTTCAGACTTTGGGACAGTGAATACCACTGACTGACCAGCAAGCTTGGCTGGATCCAGTTTCGGGCCGGGATAGGTCACGCTCATGATCGATCCGAAGATCTCAACGTTCTTGACCTTACCCAGGCTTGAATCTTGGCCGATCTTCACCCGCTCATCAGTAGGCAATGATACCCGTGCAGTATCATCAGCTACCCAGAAGCCATTGAGCCAGTCGCCGCCTGTGATGTTGGCGTTAGGCATGAGGCTGATCTGAACCATATCCGTAGATGGTGCTGTAGGCGTCTCTACGGGCTTCTGAGGCTCTTGTACTGGCGAAGTGGTATCAGGCTTGCCTGAATCCTTGATCGCAGCTTCTAGCGCCTCTACGCGCTTTATGACGGCATTAAGCTCGTCTATCGTGGCTACATTGATACCGGCCATGTGACTCTTCCTCGTTTGGTTGCCGCGCCGGACTACACAAACTCGGTCACTGGCCTATGGGTTATTGGTTGTTTCGGATTGAATCGTATGAACGTTCACAGGCACTGCCGGCAGCCCTTGCTTGGTCAGCAATTCGAGCCAGGATTCCCGCGCGCTCATCAGATTGGCGGAGCAAGTCGGTAAGCACTCCGACGGGACAGGCTGCTGTCTGGCCTCCTGCGGCAGTTCCGGAATTCTTGCTGGCGTTACGGTAGGCGCTGCCCATTCGGTCGAGCTGCTGCTGCAACCGCTTAGAAACAGCATCAGCATCCCTAGCATCAGCATTCGCTTGCTGGACTTCTGCTTGTGTTTCATTGCGTATCTTGTCGATTTCGGTCTGTCGGCGGGTTTCTTCCTGCCGCTGATCATGTTCGTACTGGGCTTTGGCAGTCGCCAGTTCGGTGGCCTTCTCTTCGTACTTGCCTTTCCACTCTGCGACACCCAGCTCGTAGCCAATGCGATGCCCTCGGCCATACAAGGCAACAGATGAATAAACAAGAATCCCCACGAGCAACACTGCCGGCCAGTTAGCACGGAGCCATGTAAGGATGAGATTCACAGGTCAGAGGCCAGATGTTCCAAGTTGTCGTAGTTGCGGCCCGCCCAGCCTTTCCCGAAGGTTGCCCAGGTCGAAAGCTTGGTTTGGAACTTGCCGCGGGCAGCGATATACAGGGCGCATATCACCGCAGGATTGGAATTGCTCAGCTTGTTTAGCGTGATAGGTCCAATCTTCCCGTCATCAGCAACGCCTAAAGCTCGCTGCAGCCATCTGGCCGACTGATCCGGCCCGGAGTTGTACGAACCATCGAAGACTTGGAAAGCTACCGAGAAAGGCATCTGGTCGCACTTGAGCGGGTCCCAGTAGACTTTCTTGGCGATCTCTTTGGCCTTCTCCTTGGTAAGACTCTTCATCTCACCCTGGTAGCCGTTGGCTCTGGCAACTCGAGCAGTCAGGCCCCAGTTTGTTTCGCCTCCTGGATCTACAGGGTTATTAACGTACCCGCCTTCACTTCCCATCAACCGGGTGAATGCGACGTCGAAAGTCATGATTTCACCTCATGGTCCACGATGATTTCGATCTTTGCCTGGAGCTTGGGGGTAGTGAGGATCTGGCAGTTCACATGAACCCCCTCCTTGCTTACATCAAGGCCCGCTTCACGCGCTACAGCACTCATCAAGGCCCATTCGAACGTTGCACCCTCAAGGACGGCAAAGTAGTTCGTCGTATTGATGCGCTTGATGTCGATTTTCATCGCTTAACCATCAGCACCGTATTAGGCGCGAATTTTGGAATCATGGTCTGACTGAGAAACTGACCACTAAGGAACACGATTAGCCCTAACAGGCTCCACGCGACTACACCTTTGATTGCATTCATGGATGCGCTCTACGTTCCCGGCGCTCTCTTATCTGCCTCCGGTCACGTCCATCAATCAGCGATCCGATCCGGTGGAAAATGTAAGCGCCCATAAATATGGAATGCCCGACAATGATTGAGCTTGCCAGGCTGTCGTTGATCATCTTCCATGGCTCCATAACCCATAGCGCTATATGCCCGATCATCAAGATGATGGCGGACATCATGAGAAACGCTACTTCGGTGCGGTCGTCTTCCCTGAACCTCCCGCCGTTTAGGCAGAACCAGACAGAGCGAGCGATCACCATGGAATACATGAGAAAGGCGATTATGGAGATGGTAAGCATCAGCTAGCTCCCGGATTGAACCTCTCGATCCAGTCCTTGACCTTAACCTCCACCACTCCTAGTACCGGATATGCAAAAAATCCAAGCAGCATAATGATGCCGGCACGGTATTGGTTATCTAATGGGATGAACTCGCCGGCCACCTTGCCAACGAAGAAGGCTACAACAAGCTTCGAGACGAACATCTTCCAGGTAAACCGCATGGCGGTCGCTCCTGGGTAGAAAAGGCTCGCAAGCCCTCCAAGCATCCCGAGCAATCCCACAAGGCACCAGTCCAGCAATTTGTCCACTGGCGGTCTCCAAGTTGGTTATAAAAACCCGGCGCACTTACAAACCGGGGAATGCCAAGGCGCTTGGCTTAAAGGGGTGACAGGCGACCGGCATCAGCCAATCCATACCTGTCTATTGGTCCGTCATGGGGCTTTTGTCCGTACGGGAGCACGCATGCGGGACTAATTAGGGCCTTATTTCAGGCAATAAAAAACCCGGCACTTGGCCGGGCTTTGTTTTACGGCAGCCACTCCCAGAGCCCCGTAAATTCCAAGCAATGCAGGACCTGACCGCTTGGATTAACTATATCGACGGGTAGAGAGAAAGCTTTAGGCAATAAAAAACCCGACACAGTGGCCGGGTTTCTAGACGTATCATCGCTACGAGCGCAGAAACGACATGATGGGGAAAATATACGATCACATGATCGATAGGTCAAGCAGCTTGACCGAATATTTCCTCTTTATCGAAGATTTCTGTTACATGGATCAAAGCTGCCTCCTCAATCGCCTGGAGACTCTTGTAGATTCCGTTACGCCAGCGGCGGCGGGTCGGCTCCGGGCGGGCTTCCATATCCCAGGTGTTGATGTCGTAGAACTCAGGCGGTAGCACAATCATGTCCGTTGAGCGTTTGACGTAATCCTCCCGCTTCGAAGTGAACTCCTTCTTGCGCTTGGCCTTGACCGTCTTGAACCATGCCTTCAGGTCCTCTTCATGCTTGGCTGACCGGCTTACCACTTCCATTCCAGCCTTGGCCGTGGTTTGGACCCCTTTCATCTTGGGGATTGCCCAGGCAGTTACCGCTTTGTATAGGAACAGGTGCGGGGCTGGGGTCTGCACGCGAGTGGTCAGCCGCCCTATCGCTGCAACCTTGTTTGCCTTGTGGGTCGAATACTTCGCCACCAAGAGGTCCCAGTGTTCCGCCTTCAGCTCACGGTGCAGGAGCGCATAAAGGCAGCAGTCGAAGTCGAACTTCTCCCGGCCGGACAGGACCGACTTGAACCCGCTTGTGCTCAGCTCGGCGTCAATCAGCTTCTGCCAGTTCTGCTTGGTGGTGTTGTCGATGTTGTCGGCAGCCAGTACCCGTACCAGCGTGCTCATTACGTCGCGATAGATTGCGGTCATACTGCTGCCCTCTTCAATTCTCGTGTCAATGCTCGGTAATGGGCCTTGATGGCCTGCAGATCGTCGATGGTGTAACGCTTGGGTTCGTGTGGCCCTTCCAGCCAATCAACCTTGTCGGCACCGATCCGGCGTACCAGGTTGATGCGGTAGTTCACGATGTCGCCTGATTTGTGGTTGTTGCATGGAGCGCACTGCTTCCAACAGTTGATCGGCTCGAAGCGCAGTTCCGGGCTGCTAGCTACCGTCCGATAATGACCCGCGTGCCATTGCCCCTCATGGAAGCGGCCGCAGCTGATGCATGGCTGGTCGGCATCACGCATCCGAATCCACTCATTGAAAACCTGCTGGGTCTCTTTCATGTACTCCGAGCGAGACTTGAGCTTCTTCCTCGCTTCCTTGGCCTCTGCCTGCTCTTTCCTGATGTTTTCTCGCTCAACCTTGGCCGACCTAGCGGCTGCCATTTGCAACGCGCATGGAACGCTACAGGCGGCTTGTAGCGGGCGCGCTGGAATGAACTCAGCGCGGCAGGTTGGGTTCTTGCACTTTTTCTTCTTCAGCTTCCGGGGTGACGCCTGGATGCCTGATGCTTTGGTCTGGATGGCTGTACTCATTGCCCAGCCTCCAGCAGGTTGTATTCACGCAGCCAGTCAGCGCATACGCCCTGGTATGCCAATCCATCCGGGCCGTTCTGTCCTATCCGGTCCATACGCTCTTCGTCGAAGTCGTCCAGGTGCGGCAGGGCCATTTGGTCGTTCGGCCAGACAGGGAAGCGCTTCTCCCTGATCGTGTCGGCGTACTTGCACGCCTCAACGAAGGTGGAGAACGTGACCGTTACCCCGTCATGATCAACAGTCACAGCACTGGGGTTTCCGTTGTTGATGATGAGTCCTTTCATGCTGCCTGCCTCCATTCCCCAGCCATAAGCGGCCATCCTTGCTCTGCTGCGTACTGCTCGATCTGGAGCATGTATTCTCCGAATTCATCGACGTTTAGCTTTGTTGTGCTGATACCGCGCAGCTCTGTCTTGCCATCGGGCATGACGATCTCTTCGCAGCCAATGAAGGTGCGCTTTAGGTGCTCATGCCATGTCTGGTCGGAGAATTGCCGACCATCGACCCAGGCCATCGCCGACAGCTCGCGCAGCAACATCCAGTAGCGTCTGTTCTGAGCGACACTGCGCTTGTCCTTCATCGGGCGAACGACGATCTCCAGACCATGCTTGGCCTTACCGATCAGTCCACCTGCTAGGTTCCAGGCTGCGAGGAAGGCGGCACGCAGGCCAGCCTCCTCATGGATTCTGAAGACTCTTTCACTCATGGCCTTCCTCCGTGGGCTTCCTTGAATCGCGTTGGGTATTGATTGCACCCAAGACCACACTCACGGCAGCTTCTAGCTTGGCGCGCTGCACAGCATCCAACTGGTCCCATTCGGTAGCAGCCAAGAGGGTCCGCTTATGCAGGGCTTTCATAGCGGCTTCGAAATCGCTGGCATACAGATGGCCTTCCGCGCTTTTGGCTCGCTGCTTCCAGTACTGCGCGCGGTCTTCAAGCCTTTCTTTTTCAGAGATCAGCTCTAACACTGCGTCAGGGCTCGCCTGCTCACGGAAAGACATGCTGTAAAGGGTCATTAGCGTTTGATGCTCATCAAATGACTCAGCGTCTTGAACGCCAGCTTTTAGCCGCTCTGCTGCGAGTTTGAGCTCATCCCACTTGCTCATCATTTACGCTCCCTGGCAGCAAGCATCTCGTCAGCAAAGCTATAAGCAGCATCGCTGAACTCACGCATATTCTTGTAAGGGACGTGCTGGCCGTCTTCGCCTTTATGCCCCCAGGTGCCTTTCATGAGCAGCGTCTGAAGGGTCCGCATAGCTATCTCGTCACGTAATGCAACTAGATCCTCGCTAGGCAACTTGAAAGCTGTTTGAGGCTTGCTCATTGCATCCTCCATAGCCAGCACAGCTGATCCTCTACGTCCTGGCAGCGGATGTGCAGATATGGCTCTGTGCTCAACAGATCGTCAGGGTTGCCGCCGTTCTCAATCACAGTGAGTCGACGTTTAAAGCCTGCTGCATGAACGCGCTCTCCAAACTCTCTGAGATGGTCAGTAGTGAGGGTGTAGGTCCTCATGGCTTTACCCTCACACCAGCGGCTTCAATGGCATCCACTACATCCGGCGCGTAGTACATGTAGCCGGGTTGTTCTTCTGGAAGCTGTACCACCAGCGCCGCTCGCCTGTTCCAGTCATCAACCCCGAAACCAATGTCAACGCCATTACTCATTAAGCATTCATGGTTTTTGCACCACACATAGACGATGCTTTCCAACGGCAAGAACCCGTCTCCTGCCTCAGCATCGCTACCACAGAACGGGCATGGCCTTAAATCGATCATGCCGCTTCCCTCCCCATGATCTGCAAATGACGCTCACAGCGCTCCTTGGCTTCCTTCACGGTGTCGCAGGGGTAGCCGATGGCTTCCATGCCTAGCCAGGGTTGGTACCGGGCGTTATCAGCGATCAGGTACTTGCCGATGGTGTAGGCGCCGCTGCTGATGCTGTACTTGGTCTTGGCTGTCCAGTTCATCAGTCGAAACTCCCTGTAATGGCATGCTTCTTCAGCAGTTCGCCGATTTGGCCTGGACGACCAGTGAAGAAACTGATGAGCGATTCTCTTGTGTGTTCATCAGCTAAGCCTCGGTCAGCGATTAAGTACTCAGCGAATGTGCGTGCAGGTGCATGGTCCATAACGAAGCTGAGCAGACATGAGAGCGCGTCAAGGTCAATGGCTGCTTTGCCCTTAACCTCCTCAAGCTCGGCCTTAAGCTGAGTGACCAGGGCACGATAGGCTTCTAGGTCGTAGTCTTGATTGCTCATGCCCGACCTCCTTTCAGCATCGCGCGCATCTTTGCCAGCTCACGGTTAACGGTCTCAGGCTTGGCAGGAACGCTTACCTCGGACGGCAGGGCCTTGGGGATCTCCTTCAGCGGCTCGCCCTTAGCAACCATCCGGCAGGCAATGTCGTAGTTCCGATTGAACAGCTTCTTGCTTTCGTCTTCCTTCAGGGTGTTCAGGTTGTAGAAGCCGGTTTCGTTGGCTGCGTGCATCACGGCGGCGTGGGTCCAGTGACGGTCAGCAGATGGGTGAGCATTGCGGCACGCTTCGGCATAGGCCTTATCAGCAGATGGCAGGCCAAGCATCTCGGCGGTGGGCTGGCACATCTGGATAAATTTGCCAACGCTTGGAGCAAAGTCAGTACCCAGACTCCGGCAGGCCTGAATGCCGAACTTGATCTGTTCTATGCTCGTGATTCCGGCATCGCGAAAGCCCTTCGTCCATGTTGCCTTGGCGTGATCCAGCGCCTTGTCAGTGGGCCAAGCCTGACGCCAAGCTGGAAAAATGGACTGAAGTTCACGGAAGAGAGAGTTCACAACGCGGGCACTCTTTTCGTCGATGAATGCCGGGGCTGGCTTAATTTCTTCAGGCTTCGCCTTTCCCATGACCGCAGGCAGGCTCTTGGTAATGTCCACAACATTTTTCATCACCACTCTCCAAGATCATTAGCCCACTCGACGCTATCGAAATCGGGCTCATTGGATTGGCGAACAAGAGGCGCTGACCGGCGCATACGGTTTAATACCCACTCGCTCTCAAAACCCTGCCACGCCGCCTTGATTGCAACCGCTAGGGATTCATCGGCGGATAGTCCATGACTGGCCAGGATTCCAAGCTCGGTGTTGATCGAAGCCCACACGGTATCGGTGATAGGTGCGCGCTTAGCTTTGCGAACAGCGAGGTATTCAGTGAGGATTTTTTCTGATGCGCCGTGCGGGTTATCAGCCAAGAGTTTTTTGATGCCTGTTGCTGGCTTTGCCGTCTTGGCTTTCGGCTTTGAAATCACCGATGACTTTGCGGGCGTTACTAACTCGTTAGAGTTAGTTATGTCTTTACTGTCTTTATAGTCTGTCGTTTTCGACAGTCTCGACCTGTCAAATACGACAGTTTCGCCGGCTTTGATCAGATTCGATTTATCGTCGTTTTGAGCATCGATTTTCCATTCAGAAACTGGGCTGATACCGATAGGGCTACGGCTTCCCCCAGTGCGGAAAATGACACGCTGACGAAGCAGCTCAGAGATGATTCGGGATACGTTGTCCGCATGAATGCCTGATAGCTTGGCGATAACCGAAGCAGCAATACGGGACGTTTGAGTGTTGAATCCGATAGTGAGTCGGTGGATAGCCAGTGCTACCCGAAGCTCACGACCGGACAAGTCAGCCCCAATCAGGGCTTCGTACAGGTCGTTGTCCATTCGGGTAAACCCCTGGGACTTGCTAAGCTGAATTACGTTTGTCATGATCTCTCTCGCATAACGCTGTATTGAGGAAGCCGGTCTAGCCACCGGCTTTTTCTTGCCTGCAAATTGCCTTTCCCATCTCGATCACTCCTCACCCAGTTGATCGATGTGCTGCGTGTGCTCCATCCAACGTCTTGCAAGATGGAACAGCGCCTCAATGTCGTTCTCGTTGAACGAGCGCATCTCTGTCGAAACGATCTTCAGGTCTAGGAATGCAAGGATCTGAGCGAACCTCTCGAACTGCTCAGGCTTCATGCGGCTGATTGTTGCTTCGTCCACTCCTACCGCCATTGCCACTGGCGCATTACCTACCGATGTAAGGCGCTGCATGATGGCGCTGTAGTTCTTGCGGGACCTTTGAAGCTGGTCCGGGCTTAATTGATTCGTGGACATGGTTAAGCGACCTTCCGCTTCGGTCGGGCCGGGATTGGACGAAGCTCATTGGCTTCAAGAATCCCGTTTGGGTGGATGGTGATTTCAATGTTTCTGCCTGCGCGGAGCATCTGAGAGATAGCGCTTTGCTGTACGCCCAAAGCAGTGGCAAGCGTGGCTTGAGTACCGTGCTTGTCGAGGTATTCACTCAAAGTGATTTTCATAATGGATTTCGGCTCCGTATTACCTTTAAATAATAGTAGCATTGCTAATTTTATCGCACAAGAAGAAATGAGCTCTGCTGTTTGCGTAAATAACAGCGCTACTACTACAGTTGCGCCCATGAATAAGCGCCGTGGTTTAACCCCAGAAGAAAAGGCTGAAAGCGTTCGCCTAAAAGCGATCTACGAAGATCGAAAGGCGGCGTGGAAGGCTCGTGGCATTCGCCTTACCCAAACAGACGTAGCCGAACAGTGCGGCTGGTCCGGCCAAAGCGCCTTTAGCCAATACGCTACTGGCAAGATTCCTTTGAACTTAGATGCTCTACTCCTTCTGTCGCGAGCTTTAGAGTTCAGGCTTGAAGAGGTCAGCCCGAGACTAGCTAAGGAAGTGGCGGGAATATCTGATGCGACACATAGCTCCAGCCTTTACCCTCGCACCCCAAGCGAAGCTGATTTCGTACTAATCCCCCAACTATCAGTAGTGGGCGAATGTGGCGATGGGCATTTGAATGGGCATATAGAGATAGAAGGCGGGCTAGCCTTTAGGCGCGACTGGCTCACTAAGCTAAGCGTCAAGCCTGAGCACTGCCGAGCCTTGTATGCCGAGGGTGCTAGCATGGAGCCCTATATTTTTGAAGATGACATCGTCCTGGTCGATACATCGGATAGGCTGCCGAAAGATCGTACGCCCTACGCTATTCGTCGGGCCGATGGTGGGATCAGCTTCAAGCGCCTGATTCGGCAGCTATCTGGCACTTGGCTTCTGCGTAGCGACAACCCAGATAAGGCCATGTATCCAGACGAAGAGGTCTCGGCTACGGCTATGCACGACATCCCGATCATAGGCCGGATTATCTGGCGTGGCGGGCAGATGTAGGTACGCTTGTAGCTTAGCTCTCTAAACTTACTTATGGACGAGATAACCATGAATGTGCAGGCGTAGTGGCATATGGTCGGTGAGGTTAGCGCTACAGAAATTATCAAGCGGAGCGATCAAGGCATATCAGTACAGCCTTTTATCATTCGAGCAGATGATGGGCATCTTTACTTCGTTAAAGGCTACAACAGAGCCGGCGGACCTTCATTAATATCTGAGGTTATAGCCGCGGAGCTTGGGTCATGTTTAGGCCTACCTATCCCTGAGTGGCGCATCATGCACATTTCTGAACCAATGATTGCTTTTAGTGCAATACCTGGTGTGAGCGACCTGTCAGGGGGGCCCGCCTTCGCGTCTAGGCAAGTTGAAAACGTTAATGAGCTGATGATGGCTAGCATACCCTCAGTAGATGCTGATCTGAGACTGAAGCTACTCGTCTTTGACTGGTGGATTCAAAACGGGGACCGTGGCTTCGGTAACGTGAATTTGATGACCGATGCTCAGCAAAATCTTGTAGTAATCGATCATAATTCCGCATTTGAAGCAGGCCTTGATTTAGTAGAATTCAAGACATATCACGTCTTTAGAGACGAATTACCACGTCTACGAGACTATGTTACTCGTCAGATGCTACAGGATCAGCTTGACGAAGCCCTTAGCCGCTGGGATAGCATCATTCAATTATTGCCACGCGAGTGGCTTTTCCGTGATGCTGATGAAGTCGATGAGACAGAGCCAACGCTGGGAAAACGTTTAGAGACACTGCAGCTCTTCAGAGATGAGCGCTTCTGGGGGCAGCTATGACCCATTTCTGCAACTATTCAATTTTGCGGTTTCTTCCCTATCCAGAAACTGGAGAGTTCGTAAATATTGGGATAGTTCTACTCGCCAGTAATGGTGAATTTCGCTACCAAATTGAAACAAAGCGGCAGCGAGTTACTAACTTCTTTTATAGATTAGATTCAAAGATTTTCATTCGCGCCCGTGCTGAAATAGAGCAAGAGCTTGCGCGCCTATCAGGTTTCTTTAGTCAATGCCGAGACCAGCAAGCAACGCAGCTTGCCATGTTTAGAAATCTGATCCAGCCTCGCGAAACCATGATGCGATTCAGTTCACCTGGAACCATTGCTGCAGAGAAAGTCGACGAGGCTGTTAAATCTTTGTTTGATCATTATGTAAATCTCAGCTTTGCGAGCAAGCAATACGAAGAGAAGACTCTTGAAAAGCAGCTTGGTCATTTGTTAGCTGAAGCGAACCTTAAACAGCGATATAAAGAACAGAGGCTAGGAACAGATGACTACCCTGTTAAATTTCCCTATGTACTCTTAGATAAAGACGGTGCCGCGCAAGCAATCAAGCCTATCCACTTAGGTCACGATGAGCCCGCAAAAATCTTAGATCATGGGGATGCTTGGCTAGCTAAAGTAAGAAGACTGCAGAAGAACCGTCGCCTAGCGCGTGATACTCTTTTCATCACTTCTCCGCCGAATAGGAGCAAAACCAAACTAGTTGCTGCTTATAAGGATATCGTTAGCCAGTTATCCGATTTGGAATCAGTAAGGGTCATAAGCAATGAACTTTCTGAAAGCCAAGTCTTAAACGAAATTCGACAAGGTATTCCAGAATCACTTCACTGATTAGTTTAAGCCCGTCTAGCACGGGCTTTTTTATGGCCTTCTGCCATCAAATTTCTTGCGACGCCGTTCTCTTTTTCTATACTGTACATTCAAACAGTTATAAGGAGATCACGTTGTGCCTCGCCCCGCTAAGAAACCCGCCCCTACACCTCCCTCCTCTTTCGAACTGCTCGCCTACCGAATTCAAAGGCAAATCCTGAGCCCCAAGGCTCAACTTGAGCGCAGGGTTGTTATAGCTCGCTCAGCCAGTGAACTCGAAGATGATTGGAGCCAGCTCTTGGAACAGTTATCTGAAGAGGAAAGCTTGACCATAGCAAAGCTGGAGGACGGATCGGTGTTGCTGACGTGGCCTCCTTCTATATCTGACTAAATCCCCAGTATTCAAAAGAGCCCGCCATCGTGCGGGCTTTTTATTAGCAGTCTCAAAATAAATATTAGCAATGCTGTTGACTATAAAAAACAGCAGTGCTAATTTTATCTCATCGAAGCGCGAGACGCTTCACCGGCTACCAAGCCCTGTTCTTTACACAATTCAGACCGCCGAGCTGGCCGATGCATAGCGAGCGCACCTATCAGGCAGTGATAGGCAGTAGCCGAACATTTTTCGGTGCTGGATTCAGGAAGCCTCAACGGAGGGCACGCTGGAGAAGCGTGTGAGAGTGGGTGGATACGGCTTTGGAGGGATTCCCCAGGCACCACATAAGCTCTCGACGGGTAAGCGACCGTCAGCCTGAGTTAGAGAGGAAAGCATCACTGAAGCGCCTGCATAGGTCGGGCGCTTTGGGATGACAACCAGGAGGGAATCGTAATGGCTCAATTCAACATCAATTCACACCTAAGCAACGGCAAGCGTCTGGAATGGCTGGCTCTGCCAGACGAAGGTGAGACCGCGCAGAAGGCTGTTGAGCAGGTCAAGCAGGCGGCTATAACCAAGTTCGGTATAGACGCCTTCCTGGCTCGCTGGTCGCACGTTGTCGCAAGCAACGGCTTCGTTACGGTGAGGATGTATCCATGATGAAGTTCTTCAAGCCCATGCGCGGCTGCAGGATCTTCGCCAGCGAGAAGCACATGACCCGGCCTTCCGGCGAGCTAATCGGCTGGTGCGAAAAGGTGGATGGAAACATCTGCCTGTTCAAGCCGCCGTGCTCGCCAGAGATAGACCGCTTTATCTGGCGTTTCAAGGACGGTCCCAGCGACTGGTACTACTACGCCGCATGAAACAGACGGTTTAAGGCAGCCAGTTCCAGTTAGCTGGCTGTCGCTTAAACCCACTGGAGGTAACGAGATGGCTTACAAAAACTCCCGCGATATCAAAGTTGGGGACGTCATCTATGTTGGCATAGGCAATACCGAAGGCCGTGTTCTTGAATTCAAGCAACACCCCAAGCTTACCGAATTAAATCCCGGAGTTACTGGGCGGGTGGCCGTTACTGACCGTGGATCAATAACATTGATTGACGATGTAGTTATCAGAATTCCCTCTTAGCCTGCTGGCTTCCCTGCATATGGAGATATGAGATGAACTACGACCCGAACATGACCTGCTCCGGCCGAATAGCTATACAGACTGTCCGTTTGACATTCGGCTCGTGGGAATACCGGGCAACTATGGAGGTTACCGTCAACGGTAATTGCTCGGGGTTCAGCGTTATAGAGTCAGCCGTAGAGAGAGCCTACGATCTTTTAGAGCAACGAAAGATATACGGAACCGACGAGACATACGCCGCAATCGAAATGACGGCCATGAATGGATCAGGCGATACGCTGGATTGCTGTGATGATGATCTCCACTATGAAGATTGGCTAAAAAATATGCTCATTTCAGCGGAGATAACGGCAATAAAGCCGAATGGTCACATTAGAGATATGTTGATCCAAGAGTAACCGCACCACCTGCCCCGCTTAAGCGGTAAGCAGTTCCCTGCCCCTCTACGGAGGGGTATGGCTTTAGGTTGTAGTGGGTTGATCCGAATCCCCAGGCTGATGGGACGCCCAGCGGTGCGGCTCAAGTCCAAGCGGGTCTTCCGCGAAAACAGAGTGTGTCGGGATCAGCTCCGACCGGATCAACCCAGTACAACCTATCCCCGAGACTCCCAGCATGAACGGACCCAAATGCAGATGGTGCGGCTCAGAAACCGAAGCCGAATACGTAGATGTAGGTATTGGATATCAGCAAGTCACCGGCGGGCAATGCTGGGATTGCGGGGCTCTTGAGCTTGGCCCTCATCTAGTGAAGCAAAGCAGATGCTCTGAGGTTGAGATGGCAGCGATGTGGCATGGCCCAGTCGAAGATTGCGCCGACTTCAGCCCATTCAATCCTGAACAGCAAGACTTGCCCTTCTAGCAGACCCCCATGACTACCCAACAACTAAGCGCCCAGGCCACAGAGCTTAGGCGTCAGGCCGCGTCGTGCCCGTTATTCGTAGCCACGATGCTGATTGAGCGAGCTGAAGAGCTGGAGCAGCTAGCCCAGCAAGGACAGAGCGATGGACGTAACTGAGCGCGTTAGAGAGCTTCGAGCTGAGGCAATGGAGTACCGGCACCAAGCAAGGCTAGGCGGACACTTCGCTGAGTTCTACAGCAAGAAAGCAGCTGACTTGTCTGCCGAGGCCGACGAGATGGACGGCACGGCAGAGCGTAGACGGGCCGAGCGCGAAGCCATACGACGAAAGATTGCGGCTGAAGAAAAGCACGACCACCCCCAACCCAAATCACGCGGCTGGTACATGGCAAACGTTGCCACCTACCAGTTGAACCTCATGCTGACACGGAGAGCAAGCTGATGGACCTCATGAAATCACTAGCTGAATGCAAACACGCCTTTGAGAGCTACGAGCGCACCGCAGAGGAAGCGCGTGCGTATCAGGAGCAACGCCTACTGGACGGGCTGCGCAAGCGTGAGCAATCAGCCTGCAAGATCCTTGATGTCTGGGTTGTATCGACCACCAGCGTAGGACGGCAGCTAGCAGCAAGCCTTCTGGTGTTTGCGTTTAGGCATGGCGACATCAGCGAACGGGTGTTTGATCAGTATTGGGTTCGGTTGAATGGTTTGGAGGTGGCGGCATGAGCAGTCGTGAAGAGGAAGATTTTGAAGCGTGGTGGCTTACTGAGCAGATGAAGACTTTTCCAACTTGGTACGACAAGGAAAGGCTGCCGGACTGGGGGGCTGCCTATAAGCCAGCAGCACGTAAGGCTTGGAAAGCCTCCCGCGCTGCGCTGGTTGTGGAGCTGCCAACACAGGAGCGATATGACGACCCACTTTCTGCATATGAGGCAATCAAGGACTGCCGCGAGGCAATCGAAGCCACTGGCGTACAGGTGAAGCCATGACCCGCCAACAGTACCGCCGCCTCATATGGCAAGGCTGCTTCACATCAATCTCTCTCTACACACTCGTCATTGTGCTGATGGGTGTGGCTGACCGCGTTACAGGATGAGGTGGTTATGAGTGTAATGGCAAGCGTTGCCGCTTCTAACAGCGCAGCAGCTGTAGCGATATCAGCCAGTGCCGAAAGCGCAGCTAGAGATGCAGAATGCAGGGTTGTGCTGGCTCAGTTTGATTCGCATGAAGCAAGTGTCGAAGCGATGCGTGAATACGCCGATTGCGTACAGCGGTTCTATCCAGACGCACTGGGATCAAGCGAGATTCTGTTTTTTAAAGTGATGGTAGTGCTGATGCTTGTGGGTGTTTTTTACGGTGCGTATTACGCCTACAAGCAGCCCGGATATCTTAAAGACGGAATCATGGATTACATCATGTATCCGCTTGCTTTCGGATTCTGCTTCCCAGCAGTAGCAGCAGCGATCTTCTTCGTTATTGCCTGTTCGATCTGGCTTTTCTCTTAAAGCCTAACACCCATCTCCATCTTCCCCTTTATGCAGCCATGCATGATTCGGCTGCCTGGATAAATCATGACCAAATCAGAATCCATAGCTGCACTAGCTAAGGCGCTTGCGGCTGCTCAGAACGAAATCGAGAACGCCAAGAAGGACAGCACCAACCCCCATTTCCGCTCTTCGTACAGCTCGCTAGCCGAGATCCTAGACACCTGCCGGCCAGTGCTTAGCAAGAACGGCCTATCCATTACCCAGATGCCAGGGTTCGAGGACGGCAAGGTCAGCGTAGAAACGATGATCATGCATGAGTCTGGCGAGTGGATCAGCAGCACGCTCACCGTTCCTGTAGGCAAGCAGGACGCTCAAGGTGTGGGCAGCGCGACGAGCTACGCAAGGCGCTATGCCTTGGCCGCAGTGGTAGGCATAGCCCAGGCTGATGATGATGGTGAGGCGGCAGTTCAGCAGATCCCGAGACAGACCCAGCCTGCCAATAAGCCAGCCGCACCGGTAAAGCTGGTTGGCGAAAGTGAGGCATCTCAACTCCGCCAAGCCCTGACAGTTGCCGGGATGACGGAAGAAGCCTTCTGCGCTGTATCCAAAATTGGATCGATCGAACAGCTACCGCTAGGCAAGTTTGCCGGTGCGATCGACTACATCAAGAAGCATCAATCCCAAGGCAATGCAGCGTAGGTGACATATGCCCTTCCAAGCCGGTAACTCTCATCACAACACAAAGCTGACCGAAGCCGACGTACATGCCATGCGTGACCTTTATGAGTGGCGTAAGGCTGAGATCGAACGAATCAACTCAATTGCCAGCACCAAGGCTCTTGCCGAGAAGTTTGAAGTATCGGAAAGCGCTGTATTGCAGATCGTGAGCTTCCGGCGCTGGAGCCATATTTAACTCTTGGTGCTCATCATGCTTGTAGACACCCGCGCAATCACCCAGCGTCAGCCCTCTCGTGAGCAGCTTGCTCAAGCCCTTGAAGCGTATCTAGCCAGCGGTAAGCAGGTGACGGAGTTGGGGTACTGCCTACCCTCAGCAGACCGTTACAACATCCGAACCCATTTCAAGCTGCCTGGAACACCGGAATTCAGCGCCCAGTAGTTGGAGGCGAACATGACTTTAGCAATCAAACATCGCACACCCGAAGCAATCAGCGCAGCTGTTAACCGTCAGGCCATATTCCTAAGCATGGACATGGATGACGAATACTTCGAAGGCCGAGCAGCACGTGATTGTTCTCTTACAGAGAAAGCCTGCCCCTACGGCCGTACACAGATGCGCAAGCGCTGTGCCTGGTTCGCTGGCTACTACGACGCCTAGGTAATCCCATGCCTGCCGCTTATTACAACGAAATCGACCCATACGCCGCTAAATGGCTGCGCAACTTAATAGCGGCCGGCCACATTGCGCCTGGCGACGTGGATGAAAGGAGTATTGAAGATGTCCGCCCTGATGACCTTAAAGGATATACACAGTGCCACTTCTTTGCAGGGATTGGCGTCTGGTCCCTCGCTCTTCGTAGAGCAGGATGGCCAGATGAGCTTCCTGTATGGACCGGCAGTTGCCCGTGCCAGCCTTTCAGCGCGGCAGGCAAAGGAGCTGGGTTTGATGATGAGCGGCACCTCTGGCCAACGTTCCATTGGCTCATCGCAGAGTGTCGCCCTCCAATCGTCTTTGGAGAGCAGGTTGCGAGCAAGGACGCAGACCCTTGGATCGACCTTGTACAAGCTGACCTGGAAGCCGTGGATTACGCCGTCGGGGCTGTCCCGTTCCCGGCTGCGGGCGTCGGTGCCCCGAACATCAGAGACAGGCTGTACTGGGTGGCCAACGCCAACAACTCGCGACTGGAAGGATGGAGCCTGCGCCGGAGCGAACGTTCCACTGAATGCGCTACTTGGTCGAGTGGTGTGGCTATACGGGGACGGGACGGCAAGCGGAGGCTCATTGAACCCGGCATTCAGCCGCTGGCTACAAGCACTGCCGGCCGAGTGGGACGCCTCCGCGCCTACGGCAATGCCATCAACGCGAAAGCAGCGCAAGTCTTCATCGAAGCAGTAATGGAATCCATGCCATGACAACGTTACGAGAATCAGCGCAGGCCGTTGAGGCTTGTGTGTGGCTGCATGTCCCTACCGGTGTTCGGTATCGAATCGTACTCACCTCAGACGCAGGCGTAGAGCTGGAGAACATAGCAGCGATGCGGTGTAGGCAAGTGCTTTGGAAGGACTTCAATAACTCCAGCGTATGGGAGAGGCAGAGATGAGCGACCGTGAATTGCTTGAGCTGGCGGCTAAGGCGGCTGGTTATAAGGTCAAGTTTGGCGCATCTGGTGATCCTTACATCCAGGCCGGAATTAACACGCGGGCATGGAACCCGCTCACCGACGACGGCGACGCGCTGCGGTTGGCGGTGAAGCTTAAGATACGTTTCGAAGCTCATCCCCGTTGGCCGTATGTGGCAGCTTTCGCCCTGGATATAGCAGACCGATTTGAAGAGGAAGTTTCTGGGGACGAGATGTCCGCAACCAGGCGAGCCATCGTCCGTGCAGCTGCTGAAATCGGACGGGCCATGCCATGACCCTCCTATCCGCTCTACTCCCTCCCCTAACCCTCACTATCACAGTCATAGCCGTACTGGCTTGGAGCGTTACGCATGAACATTGATATCGATGGATTGATTGAGCTAGCGAATAAGGCAACGCCGGGGTCTTGGGCAAAATCCTCAACTACGGCCACGAGGGGTACAAGAGTTATTTCGGTACAGCCGGGACGCACAAAGATGGTTGCGCTAGCTAAGACGGATAACCGCGACCCCAAACACGAGGCTACGCAGCTAGCTAATGCTGAATACATCGCAGCAGCCAACCCCGCTGTAATCATCGCCCTCTGTGAACGCCTTCGCGAAGCAGAATCGGCCATGAAGCTTTCCCTAAAGCTGCTCCAAGACGGTGAGGTAGATAGCGCTATCGATCAGATAGAGGAAGCGCTGAACCCGGAGGTGGGTGATGAGTGAACGGAAGAGCAAATTGGCTTATGGCGTCGGCACAATGGATGCTGACTATGCGGTAAAGAAGTATGAAAACTGGCATGAGAATGGAAGCAGGAAACAAAAGCTTTTATGGATCTGCCCTTTCTACATGAAATGGAACAGCATGCTTCAACGTTGCTACTCTGAGAAATTCTTAGAGAAATATCCTACATATAGAGGATTCTCTGTTTGTCAAGAATGGTTAACCTTTAGCAACTTTAAAGCCTGGATGGAAAAACAGGATTGGGAGCATAAGCACCTAGATAAGGATATATTGTTTCCTGGGAATAAAATCTATAGCCCTGCCACATGTGTTTTCATTGATCCTAAAGTTAATACCTTCATTACTGAAAGTAATGCTTCTAGGGGCGAGTGGCTGATCGGAGTTTGCTGGCATAAAGCGGCTAATAAATTTATCTCTATGTGTAGAGATGGATCAGGTAAACGGAAGCACCTTGGGCTATTTGATACAGAGTTAGAATCTCATAAAGCTTGGGTCGAATATAAGCTTAAGCTCGCTTATCAATTAGCGGCTGAACAGTCTGACGAGCGAATCGCTCAGGCTTTGATTGCGCGCTATGAGAACTATATGAGTGACAAGACATGATCATGGTAATTGCCTTCCTTGCAACCGCCGTGACGACGCTTGCGCTGGTTCAGTCGCCCATCTGGGCATCCCTTCTGCCGTTTGTGATGTTTAGTTTGGAGATAGAGTCATGACTCGCGATGAACGCTATGCCGTGCTGTTCCTGATGCTGTTTATGCTTTCAGTGGCTGCCTGCTGGGAGGGTGTTGTTCAATGGCAATGATCATCGGAAAGCTATTGCAGATCTTCTACCAAAGTGAAGACGGCAAGTATCGGCTGTACAAGGCTAGAGCTAGCGGAGGCAAGCACTTTACTGCCGTTTTTAACGGTGAGGATGCCCCAAAGCCTTTAAAGACCGTCGAATACGTTATGTTCGGAGAATGGATTAAGCACAAGACCTATGGAAAGCAGTTCGAAATCAGCCGGACTGAGCGATACGAACCGCTATCACAGATTGAAGCAAGCGAGCGCAAAGTTCGCTTAGAAGTAGCAAAGAAGCTAGGCCAAGCTTAACCCCTTCCTTATTTATCCCCTGCCATTAGGCGGGATAGGAGAAGTCATGCCTGACGCAATCAAGGTAAAGACCATTGATGTGTCCATTCGCATCAACGGCAAGGAGTATGACAACACGTATTACTGCTGCTATGGGCGGGAGGTCAGCCTAGAAGAAGCGCTAGAGGACATGGCACAAGAGATAAACGACGATATCGAGTCAGCCTCCAAGTCCTAACCCCCCTTCCTTTATATACACCTGCCCTGCAGGAGGCATTGCTATGGGCCAGCCAGCCTATCCCCCGCGATTTATCCGAGCCGGTGACGCGCCGGGCTACCTCGGCATGTGCCGGGATGAGTTCAACAAGACAGTAAGGCCCTTTGTGAAGGAAGTACCGATCGGCATTCAGGGAATCGCCTTCGACCGGTACGAGCTGGACGCATGGGCAGATAACTACATTCAGCAGAAAGCGATTGAAAAGGCAGGCGCACAGGGAAACAATCCGCCCCGCAGCGAGCGTCGGCCAGGAGATAAGCCATGGCGCGAAAAACGATCACCGGCCTCTACCAGAAAAACGGCCTCTGGTACGTCGACAAAGTCTTCAGAGGTCAGCGAATTCAGGAAAGCACTGGAACAAGCGAAAGGCAGGAAGCCGAGCAATACCTGATCCACCGGCTTGAGCAGTTGAGGCAGGAGAAGATTTACGGAGTACGAAGGGTAAGAACCTGGGAGGATGCAGCGACACGCTTTCTTGTTGAATACAAGGACCAGCCTTCTATAGGGCTCTCAGCTACCTACCTCGAACAGCTTCACCCCTACATCGGTCATCTTCCCGTTACCCATATCAACGACACGACCCTGGCTCCCTTCATCAAGGACAAGCAGAAGTCGACCGTGCTGGAAAACGGAAAGGTAAAACCTCCTGTATCGAACCGGACAATCAACATAGCCCTGCAGCGGGTAGTACGGGTGCTTAACCTGTGCGCCCGTAAGTGGAGGGATGATGAGATGAGGCCTTGGCTAGATACAGTACCGATGATCACCATGATGGATGAGAAGACCAGCCGTAAGCCCTACCCCATGTCATGGGAAGAACAGTCGATTCTGTTCGCAGAGCTTCCGGCGCATCTTCAAACGATGGCGTTATTCAAGGTGAACACCGGCTGTCGGGAACAGGAAGTTTGTAAGCTGAGGTGGGATTGGGAGATTGCGGTACCGGAACTGGGAACGAGTGTGTTCCTGATTCCAGCAAACTTTGGCGGGAGGCATGAGAAGGCGGGAGTAAAGAATGGAGACGAGCGCCTGGTCATCCTCAATAGCGTAGCCAAGTCGATCATCGACAAGCAGCGAGGCCAGAGCAAGGAATGGGTATTTCCTTACAACGGCACCGCGATTCATCGAATGAACGACTCAGCCTGGAAGAAGGCGCGCGTCAGGGCTGCCAAGATATGGCAGGAAAAGAACTTGCGCCCCGCTCACCCAGGATTTCTTTCAATACGAGTGCACGATTTGAAGCACAGTTTCGGAAGAAGATTAAAGGCAGCCGGAGTTTCCGAGGAGGATAGAAAAGCTCTTCTCGGGCATAAGAATGGAAGCATTACGAGCCACTACTCGGGCGCAGAGCTTGGTCAGCTGATTGAGGCAGCTAACAAGATATCAGCAACCGACTCCCGTGGTCCGTCATTAACCATCTTGAAAAGGAAGGCATAATGGAAAAGGCATATGTTGAATTAGACATTTCCACAAAAAAGTACCCGGGGCTTACATGCAGGGTTGACGCTGAGGACGTCGCTAAGCTATCGGGCTATACATGGGGTATTGCCTACATGGGAGAGCATGGATTCAAGCTCCCATATGCAAGAACCCGAATCGGCGGCAGAAAGAATCCATGCTACATCCGGATGCACAGATTGATTATGGACGCACCAAAGGGCATTGAGGTTGACCATATCAATGGCGACACACTGGATAATAGAAAATGCAATCTGAGGTTTGCTGATCGAAAGCAGCAATCAAGAAATACCGGCATGAGGAGAAACAATACAACCGGCTATAAAGGTGTAAGCAAACACAAGGCAAGATACAGGGCGTATATCACGGTAGACAGAAGGCAGATTCACCTTGGTCTATACAAATGCCCTATTGAAGCTTCTAGGGCTTACAACGAGGCTGCCCTTAAATTTTTCGGGGAATTTGCGAGGATCAATGAAGAGAAGTCCCGAAAAACTCCCTACAAATGA